CGGTAGATATACCTGAGGTACCAGGACTACCTGGACTACCACTATTACCAGAGGTTCCACTACTACCAGAGGTTCCACTTGTACCAGATGTACCACTTGTACCGCTCGTACCAGATGTTCCTGTTGTACCGCTAGTACCAGACGTACCATCATCACCAGAAGAACCACTCGTTCCTGAAGTTCCATCTATCCCAGTAGTACCACTACTACCAGAGGTACCGGACGTACCAGATGTGCCATCATCACCACTGGATCCAGATGTACCTGACGTTCCAGTATTACCTGAAGTTCCTGACGTGCCAGTCGTTCCTGATGTACCACTTGTACCATCATCACCAGAACTACCTGATGTACCAGCTGTTCCTGATGTACCAGTGGTGCCACTCGTTCCGCTTGTTCCATCTTCTCCATCTTCTCCTGAAGTTCCACTTGTACCTGACGATCCAGCTGTTCCTGATGTGCCACTAGTACCACTATCTCCACTGCTACCAGATGTTCCTGAGGTTCCATCTTCACCAGTTGTACCAGAGGTACCACTAGTTCCACTTGTACCATCATCACCACTCGTGCCTGATGTTCCATCATCACCACTAGTACCTGACGTACCGGTTGTCCCTGAAGAGCCACTACTTCCAGCTGTACCAGAAGAACCACTAGTTCCATCATTACCAGAGCTTCCACTAGTTCCACTTGTACCTGATGAGCCACTTTCTCCACTAGTACCAGATGTTCCACTGCTACCACTTGTACCAGAGGTTCCATCCTCTCCAGTTGTACCACTAGTCCCTGATGTGCCAGTTGTTCCTGAGCTACCACTAGTACCAGCCGTACCAGAGCTACCACTTTCTCCACTAGTACCTGATGTAGCAGAAGAACCTGATGTACCAGAGGTACCAGTTGTTCCACTTGTTCCATCTGTACCAGTTGTACCAGAAGTCCCTGAGCTACCACTAGTTCCAGAGGTGCCAGATGTTCCATCTTGTGCACTTGTACCACTTGTACCAGCTGTTCCACTTGTACCACTACTTCCACTATCACCTGAACTTCCAGATGTACCTGAAGTCCCTGAGGATCCAGATGTTCCATCCACACCTGGGTCTCCTTTATCTCCTGTTAATACAAAACATGCTGTAATATCTTCAAGGTTAGTAAGAGGACTACCACCTTGAGATTCATTTATTACTACTAATGTCCACCAAGTTCCATTGTCAGTTAATTCATCTATTGCAAATAATATAAAGTCAGATGAATCGTCTTTGTCTGCTAATCTTACGTGTCCTTTTATTGCAGATGTAGATGCATCAATACTTTCTAGGAAAGATTGTATATTGTTACCATCATCATCAAACTCACTTATATATAATCTAGTAGCTGAAGTTTGTGTAGCATTATTTAACTGAACTTTTCCTGTACCAGGATCTGCTGCAGGATTAGGAACAGTAGTTGAGAATGTATAATCGAAACATGCACCACCAAAACTACCGTCAGCTCCAGATGTACCTGCTGTACCAGAACTTCCTGAAGTACCACTAGTTCCACTAGAACCAGTATTACCACTAGATCCACTCGTGCCAGATGTACCACTGGTTCCTGAACTACCAGAGTTTCCTGAAGATCCACTACTTCCTGAGGTACCACTTGTACCTGAGCTTCCACTGTCTCCACTAGATCCACTAGATCCACTTGTACCGTCTATACCGGTTGTACCACTGGTACCACTTGTACCACTTGTGCCTGATGTACCATCATTTCCACTACTTCCACTACTTCCAGCAGTACCACTAGATCCAGAAGATCCACTCACACCACTTGTACCACTTGTTCCAGAACTACCGTCTTCACCAGTAGTACCTGATGTGCCACTTGAACCAGATGTTCCAGAAGTACCATCCTCTCCACTAGAGCCACTACTTCCTGCAGTACCACTACTTCCACTTGTACCATCTTCTCCGCTAGAACCACTTGTTCCAGATGTTCCACTAGTTCCGTCTATACCACTAGACCCTGAAGTACCTGTTGTTCCAGATGTACCACTAGTTCCATCTTCACCGGTTGTTCCTGATGTACCTGATGATCCACTAGTTCCACTACTTCCATTTTCTCCATCAGTTCCTGAACTACCACTAGTACCGGATGTTCCACTAGTACCACTAGTTGCACTGGTTCCTGAAGTTCCTGCTGTACCTGATGTTCCATTACTACCATCCTCACCACTTGTTCCACTTGTACCGGTAGTACCGCTAGTTCCTGATGTACCATCTTCTCCAGCTGTACCACTCGTACCACTTGTAGCAGATGTTCCAGATGTACCACTGCTTCCGTCTGCTGCAGATGTACCAGAGCTACCTGAACTTCCGGATGTACCAGAGGTTCCAGAGGTACCAGATGTTCCACTGCTACCAGAACATAATCCATTAATCCCTATAGATCCACTAGCGTCAAATCTAGGTAAATCTTTAGAACACACATCGATTGCATTTCCTTCGGATATAGTAATAGATTGAGCTACGTTTGCACAGTCTGTATATGATGCATCACAATCACCTCCACCATTTGGACATGATAGGTTATAGCTTATACAGCTACCACCAGAAGATCCAGATGTTCCACTTGTACCACCTGATCCACTAGTGCCACTAGTGCCAGAGGTACCAGAAGTAGCAGATGTACCTGATGTTCCATCAATAGCTGATGTTCCACTAGTTCCAGAAGTTGCGGATGTACCAGCTGTCCCACTTGAACCAGACGTTCCAGTTGTCCCACTCGTACCAGATGTACCTGATGTGGTTCCTACAGCTACACCAACTTGTACAGTATTAAATACTACAGAAGGTGCTGCTGGAGTTTGATAAGGGGTTGTTTTACTTGTGAGAGCATCTAATTGAACATTAGGATTACTTGATGCAATATATAGCTCTAAATAATCTTGAGATTCTAGTTCTATTATATATGATATATATGGTATATCAATTGCATCTTGATGATGTAGAGAATGGATCCTGTCTTTTCTTATAAAGTCTGTACCATTCTTTCTCAACCATATATCTATAGTTGTGTGTCCACCACCACCTGTCTTTTCCATTTGTAGAGAATAGCCCACTTCATATACACCAGCATGAGGATATCTTACTTGTTGATTAAAGTCTAAGATAATACCATTAGAAAGTTCTGTAGTATTGAATGTAATACCTGTTGGAACATCTGCTGCAGCTACCGGTTGTGTTGTGGTGTCTGAAAAGCTAGCATACCAGTTTGCTATACTAGCACCAGATGTTCCATTAATACCACTACTACCAGCTGTACCGCTTGTGCCTGATGTGCCACTCGTACCACTCGTACCTGTTGTTCCAGAAGAACCACTGGTTCCACTTGTAGCAGATGTTCCGGATGTTCCTGCTGTTCCACTTGTAGCAGATGTTCCACTAGTCCCTCGTGTTCCAGACGTTCCACTTGTTCCTGTAGTACCTGAAGTCCCTGTTGTACCTGAAGTTCCAGAGGTTCCTGATGTACCACTTGAACCAGTGTTACCACTAGATCCACTAGTTCCTGTTGTACCAGATGTTCCAGCTGTGCCAGAACTACCAGAAGTACCAGTCGTACCACTTGTTCCAGTAGTACCACTTGTGCCACTTGTGCCTGTTGTACCACTTGTGCCAGATGTACCTGTTGTTCCACTAGTACCGCTGGTACCAGAAGACCCATCTCCACCAGTTGCTCCATCAAGATTGATACACCACGAAGTGTATGTACCAGATCCTACTACCTTAAAAGGTGGGGTGAAACATAACTGTCCTGTTACTGGATCATAGGATACTACATCGCATTCTTGATAGTTATTTACATCATGAGCAATAACAATAGATTGACCTGCAGTGTATGCAAGTCCAGTGTCTACAGTTAAACATTCATTAACAGTATTACCTAAAGTAAATGATGTTCCTGTAATACATGTTTTATACTTATCTCCTTGATCTCCAGACGTTCCACTTGTTCCAGACGTTGCACTTGTTCCACTAGAGCCTGATGTACCACTCGTACCAGTTGTACCACTTGTACCGGTGGTCCCTGAAGTTCCAGATGTGCCACTTGTACCTGATGTACCAGTTGTACCTGAGGTACCAGAAGTACCAACTGAACCAGATGAGCCTGACGAACCTGCTGTACCACTACTCCCACTAGTTCCAGTAGTACCTGATGTACCTGACGTACCTGAAGAACCAGAACTTGCTGATGAACCTGAAGTACCTGTGGTACCTGAAGTACCAGATGTACCACTAGTTCCGGAAGTTCCAGATGTTCCAGATGTAGCAGAAGTACCAGAAGTACCAGCTGTACCTGACGTTCCACTAGTACCAGAAGTGCCACTTGTACCATCAGCTCCAGCACCACTACAAAGTCTTTTGTTTATTTCTTCTAGAGCATTTTCTACAGTCATATTTGTTAAGACTCCAGAGCATACGAGGTTTGGGCCCTCATAAAACACACAAGCTGCACTTAGTGTTATGGGGCAAGGATTAGCTGCACAAACTAACTTGTTACTACTTTTACTCATCTAGAATGGGTATATGTTATTAATGTACTATCTTAAGGAAGTCTCCTGTACGATATACCTGACCTACGGTTAGTCCAGCGAATATAGCAGCTGAATTATTAGAGTGCTCAGGAGCACCTGTTATAGGTACAGTTAAGAGTACTTCCCAATCAGAAGCTGTTCCAGCAAGATTAGCAATGTAGACTTTCCCACTTGTTGCACTTTGATCAATGTGTATTTTTCCTACATAAGGTGCAGGACTTACAGGCGTAGATGTGTTAAACGAAGGAACTAAGTTCTTATCAATGCTTCCTAGGATGTTTTCTAAGTTATCTCCAGGGTTTACTACTGCATTGGGTAAGTAGGGGCCATTGTATATAATGCATTCTGCATTTTGATAAACAGCACATGTGGGACAAATTTCAGCGGTTCTCATATTATTACAAATTTATGTTATTATTTTTTATTTTTAATCATTACTAGTAAAATACCTTCGTATAATATAGCAATTGTATTATCTTCTTCTCTTTTCTTGGATGGTTACATCAAAATCTTTAGCGAATTCAGCATCAAACATAGCTATCCACTGTACCATAGACTTAGTTACAGGAAGCATTCTCATTCCCTGTTTTATAGGAAGAGCATCTTCTCTAACTTCTATTGGTCCTTTATCAAGATTACCAAATTCAATACCTGTAGTTTGTCTACTCATGTGTTGAACAAAAGTACTGAATTCTTTAAGCAAACTTAATGATGGTAATATACCTCCACTTAAAGTTGAACTCCACTCTGCTGGATTGTAAAAGAACATAAGTTCTTCATAGAATCTATTAAAAGATTTTCTCATGTATCTATAAGAATTCTTTTCAGCTCTATCTGCATCATCATCTGGTTCAAAGAACCCTGTTACAAATAGCATTCCTTGGAGTGTCATAAGTATAAGAAGTTCTTGTAGTTGTTTTCTTGTATTCTGTCGTACCATTTCTATGAAGTCTTCTCTGGACATGTTTAATCTTTCTCCGGTTGTTTCTTCATAAGACTTAGCGTACTTCTCAAACATTTGATCCATTTTTTCTAGACCTGCATCAGTTATATCATTACCAAATGCACCTATAGACATTAACTCCCTTATACTTCTTAGTAGATTAAGATGAAGAAAGTTTCCAGCAAACAATCTAACTCTTCCTATGTCATACTTCTCTCCGGTAGTCATACCATCTTCTCCTACTCGTGTAGTAAAGTCATCACCTACTTTTCTGAACTCACTAAAACGTGTGTCTACAAGTTTAGGGATCCAACCTTTAAACACCATCATGGACTTAGTCCAAATATTCATGTTCATTTTAATTTGATCGAAGTCTGTAAAACCACCAGTAGCATTTCTAGCTATAGTTCTTGTAAGATTTGTAAGACGTTGAATCTCTTTTCTATTCTTTAAATCTAAACCTGGTACTACAACTTTACCATCTACAAGTTTTTGAGTGGCTGTAATAGATTTATTTTTCTTTAGTTCTTCAATCTCTTTCTTTATGGTATCCTTTACTGAATTGTATGTTGCAGCATCCTTATATCTATCTTTATATTTATTTCTTACAAACTCTTTTATATTAATTAAGTTACCATCTATAACCATGGTGTTATCTAAAAGAGTTTTGAATAGAGATCTTTCTAAGTGTAGTTCTGGTTCTCTAAAGAATGCAAACAATGTATCCTGTGCACCCATATCTAATTTGGCAGACTTGGAGATAACAGAGTCTTTCAACTTTTCATAAGTAGGACTCTCTTTCAGTGGCATAAATATCTCTACCAACTGCTCGAACATATCCCTCTCTTCACCTTTACGCCATTTATTTCCTACAAGTTTAAGCTCATTAGCTGCAAACTCTCTAGCGTTGAAATAGTTACCTGCTTGAGCTGCTACCTGTATGTTAGAACCAAAAATGTTAACAGCACCAGACAGAGGTTCTAGACCTAAAGTCTTTGCTTGAAATGCATTATTAAGTGTTTGCATAAACTTAATAATAGAATAGTTACTTCCTTTTTCTCCTACATCAAACAACTCTTTACCTGTTAATTGTTTAGCGATCTTATTTATTCCTGTTCTTAATCTACCAGTAGGTACACCAAAGTCTTCACCGTCTGCAGGGAACTGATTATCATACATGATTGTTTCCATAAACAGGTCGAATATCTTTGCATTATTTTCATTACCTTTCTCTATAACTGGTTTACCACCTTCCATAGCAGTTCTTGAAAACCTGCCAGTTTTGTAGTGATCCTTAGCATGTACTATAGTTTTTACTAGATTCATCTGACCTTCTATATCACTCATGTACTTATACTTATTCATGTGATTGATATACAAGATTTGATTCTTAAAGAACTCTAACGATACATCAGTCATATCATTTGGTCCACCCTCAGAATCTGCACTAAAATCAAATGTATAGTATTTAGGAATAGCATTCTCAGTAGCTCCAGTTATTTCATTGATAGAACCGTATCCTATATCGTCTGCTCTTGCAGTTAATCTAGCTCCAAAATTCTTTACAGCACTCAGACTAAAATCCCATGCCATGCTTTCTGCTGTACCTTTACGTATAAAAGGTAGGAATGTACTTTGTACTCTATTATCTAAATAACCTATGTCTTTAGCTTTTTCATTCATCTTTGAGATGAAGTTGTACAAATCTAGTAGGTCTGGATTCTTCTTTATTTCTTTATACTCTGTAGATTCCCATTTAGATTGTGGATGTCTTTTAATTACATAGTTGTTCCATCCATTAAAATCACTTCTACCTATATCCCACTTACGTTTGGCTTCTAGTATAAGTCTATCTCTTAAAGTTTCATCATCGTATAGTTTGTTATACTTGTCTATTTCTCTTTTTAAAAGTTCATTAGCTTCTTTTTTGTAGCCTGCGATATCTATACTTTCTTGTAAAAACTTTTTACTTCTATTGCCCTCTTCTGCATTTTGATCTATAGCATCATAAAAATCTCTAGAGTATTTATAGATTAATTTATTTACTAAGCCACCCTCTGTGTTTGTTTGATACAAAGGTCTTACAATGTCTAATAGGTTACCCCCTTGTTGTTTTAGTTTATCTCTAATTGCAAGAAGTTCATTAACTTCACCAACAGAAGTTGCTTGTGCTTCTGATTGTGCAACTCTAGCTACCCTCGACAATATTCTTAAAGAAGGTAAAGGCAACTCAGATAAACTTCTAAACGTAGACTTCAATCCTCGTAATAGTGTTTGAGGAGAAAGTAAACCACTTACATTATTCTTTAATCCTACAAACTTATCTGCAAATTCCCCACTTATCTTCTCTATCTCTCTTAGATTTCTACTTATTTGACGTGCTTTTTCATCTATGTCTTTTAAGTATGAAGCTTGTTCTTCCTTACTAAGACCAGAGTTTTTAATAAGTGGTTCTAGGTCTAAGTTAATTTGAGAAAATACTTTTCCTGTTTCTAGGTATTGAACTATTCTATCTGCATAGTCTGATAACTGTGCGTCCTCAAAGTCTTCAGCAGTAGCAGGCCTGTTCTTATATGTAGTTTCAAACTCTGCAATAAGGTTTTCACCTTCTGTTTGTTGCACAACCACCGCATCGATTAAAGGTGATAGGTTTTGATTTGCTTGTGCTTGACGTATGGCAGACTTTAGTATGTTAAGACGATCTCTTTTACTTGATCTATCAACCTCATCTGTAGGCTTTGTTTTTTCTATCTGAGTATAAACTGCGTTTAATTTTTGAATAAGCTGATCTAAGTCTCTCACACCAGTAGTCTCAGTCTTTTCAGATACAGGAGTTAAAGTTAAAGGCTCAACACTTGAAGGATTAACACTTCCTATACCTATTCCAACAAACTCTAATGGAGACTTGCGATCTTGAAAGTTTTGTCTCTTTAAATTTAATAGTATAGGAACAGCTCTATTCTTTCCTATTTCTTTTACTCCATAGTTATCTTTTAAGATTTGCTTGTATGTACCAAGTTGTATACCATATGCTCCTTGTTTGTACCATGCTACATCTTTTGCACCTTTAGCTACATTCATAAACTTCCAGTCATATATATGTGACGTTCCATCTTGATCTACAATCAGTAGGTCAATTGTGCCTGCTTCTTTATTCTGTTCATCATAAATCATGACTTCAGAAAACACCATAGGGTTTTTATTATTTTTAGAAAACTCTGCTATAAGATCTGTGTAATACTTTTCTAGTTTACTATAGACCTGAGCTTTCTTAACGTCTTGTATAGTTGGTGAAGGGTCTGGAACTTCCCTTCTCGTACCATCTGAGTTAAAGAATCTTCCATGTATCTCTTCGAACATATCGTGAAACTCTACGCCCAGTTGTCTTTTTAATTCATTATCTCTTTTCTCTTCTGCAGTAAATGATTTACCTCTAAACTTACTAGCGTACCATGCCTTTACTCTATCTGTAACTCTTTTTAATACTCGTTGATACTCACCATTTACAAGAACTTCATAATAGTTATTTGCATTCTCGTCATCTAGTAATAAAGGATTAGCTTCTTTTGTACTCTCAACCTTCCTAAGACTATTCTTAGTAGCTATAAGTTTTTGCTGTATTGCCTTCTGTGCAGGGGTAATTGAAAAGTAAATTTCTTTTGCACTAGCATCAATCAGGTCTCCTTCTACACCCTCTGTTACTTGTTCTGCAGCTTGTTGAAATATGTCTAGATTAGATTGTGCATACTGTCCTCTAAACCAATCTTTTATAGTGTTCCATATCTGTCTAAAAAAACTAGTATTTTCTTCTTCTAGTGCAGCTGGATCACTTAGTTCGTTTAAGTTTTCACTTACTAGATATGTAATTAGTTTATCCGCTGCCTCTTTCTTTATCTTTCTAATATCAGGTCTACCGTTCTCTAACTGATAAACTGGATTGTCTCTATATTGATCTAACGTATCTTTGTATATCTTAAATCTATCTATCTTAGATATCATCTGAGTAACTAGACTTGGGTTCTGTTGCTCTAGTATAGCCGTAGCAATGTGAACCATTTCCTCTGTAATGTCTATATCTGTTGCTCCTTCACTTACAGCAATTATCTTTCCGGTAATATCAGCAATTGCATTAGCTGAACTAAAATCTATTTCAGGATTTTCCTTTGCATAATCTTGTAGCTCTACAATGTTTACACCCATCTTAGCTATCAACTCTTTTACTCTAGGAGTGATAGAATTAACTCCAGCTACATCTGTATATTCCTGTGCAGGAACATTACCATTGTAATTATTCCATAAAAAATATGCTCGGTCTTCTCCTTTAGCAGCAACTAATTGTTTCCACTCCGGTAAATTTATGTTAGGACATCTTGCCATTACTTACAAATTAGTTTAAATATTTCACCAGCTTGATCTTCTGTGTAACCTAAGTCAAGTAACATTGGCACATTGATTTCAGATATATTAAATTCTTTTGAACCAGTTCTACCTAGTTGAACCATGTCACCTTTCTTATCAAACATAAGTTTGTTAGGTGCGACAGATTGTGTAGGTGCATTTCTTGTTTTTCCTTTATTATTAAATGCTTCTATAATTGATGAGTCATGCTTTTCATCAGCTTTTACTGTACCGTTATCAAATACTGATGGTCTAGGTCCAGTATAATATTCTTTAGCTCTATATCCATCTCCTAATGCATTGACATGTTTATAAACAAAATAAAGTTTTGGCTCACTCTCACCTTTTTTTGTATAGGAGTGTATAAAAGGGTCAGCAGTTGGAAGCATACTAATACTATTACCTCTTACCTTTTTAAATAGTCCTTTATTTATGAATGAATAATCTCCTTTGGAGGCCATCTCTTTTCTTTCTTTTGCATCAAAGTTTGGATTGTTCCAACTAAATGTAACAAGATCTGATTGTGCAGCTCTACTACCTGTACTTAATGTCATCACTTGAGGAATAGCTCCGGATGCTACAGAAGCTTTTACACCCTTTGGAAGATATGCCATTGCTGGATTATACACATACATACCGTTTTGTTGTTGAATCCATCTTGCTCTTTCTTGAGGTACAATTCCTGTGCTTGATGCCCAGTTGTTTCTCTCAAACATGTTCAAGGTATAGAAGTCATCTAAGGTATCAATTTTATCTAACCTAGACAAGGTTTGATTGTATATTTCTTGAAAGTCTTCATACGGCATTAAAGAAGTAAATGATATTTGTGAGTTATCTAGTCCGGACTGCAGTATACCTGTCACTATAATCTTTTTATAAAGAGCAGGGTCTATGTTTTGTTTAAGTTCACGAAACGCATATATTATGGTGTTCTGCTCATATACCTTTCTATTATTATTCCTAAGCTTTATGTTGTTAGGAGTATCTCCAGAACGTTTTGATGGATCTGTTTCTAATAACTGAATTACCTGATTACCGTATAGTGGGTGTTTAGGATTTCCAAGTACCTCAGTAACAAGTGATGCCACCTCACCTGCTGTACCATCGTTATCCACAAGCATAGTTTTTAGCATCATGTTTAACTGTTGGTCTGTTTGAACAGCATAATCATATAAACTGTTAACAGCTCTTCTAGACACTTTTATAAATTCACTATCTGGTAAATTTGTATAAGGTAGTAACACATTTTGTAATATATCTCTAGTAGTTGATTGATCTGATGTAAGCATTAAAGACATAGCTTCTCTTGCCTCTAACAATGATGACACAGTTTCTTTTAAGAATGTATTATCTATAAGAGCCATAGCTGCAGACACTGACTCACCTTTATTATTCATTGCATAGAACACTGGATCAACCCTTTCTGTAAGAGAAATTGCTTTAGATAATTGTGCTTGTTTCTTAAACACTAAGTAAGGATCATTAAATGTTGTTGTATCCCAATTAGTTCCTTGTGTAAGTGTAAACAAGTCACGTGCTTGTTCTGCATAGCTTATAAATTCATCTAATATAAATCTTTGATACGCTTTTTCTTTATTGCTCATGTTGGGTTTACCAAGTTGAGATCTCAGATAATCTCTGAAAGGGAGTAGTTCAGACTCTTTCTCTGTTAGTTCTGAAGGACTTCCATATTTGTCTTCTTTCAGTTCATTAGCAAAGTCTTCGATAAATAACCAAGTATATCCACTCTCCTCAATTCTACGTAAATAATCTCTAACGATTGGTTGATTCATAAAGTAGGATACAGTGTCAACAGGTACACCAGCTTTAATTAAATATAACCAAGTAGATGATGTAGCAGGTGTCATACCTAGTTCTATAATCCACGGTCCTGCTGATATGTCTACCATACCATCTATTACCTGTCCATTTATATCAGATATAAAATCACCAGCAGCATTCTTTACACCAGACAAAGACACTGCTTCTCCAACACCTGGTATATTTACAGTGTTCTTTCTTCTAAACTTTATTTGTTCTGGCTTTACATATAGTAGAGAATGTTGATTAAGAGCTAAGTTAGTTTGATTAACTGCAGCTATACCAATACCTCTTTTACCTTGAACAAATGCATTACGTAACCTAGACATAAACCTTTTATCAAGTAAGTTTCCTATGTTACTGTAGTCAAATGCTCCTGTTCTAGTTTTATCCACAATCTCTTCTGACAATGCTTTTAATTGACTAGCATCATTAGGAACAATAAGTCTTTCAAAGTTCTCAGGTAATGTAATAATATTTTCTGTAGACTTTATATACTGGTTCTCTAAAGATCTAGAATACATTCTATCTACTACTGTTTGTCTGATTCCTTTTTCTTGAAGCTCAAACATGTAATCATCTATAACGTCTTGATTATCAAAGGTTTCTCCAAAGATAGCTTCTATTAACTCGCCTTCAAGTTCTCCAGACTCAAAGTCTTTTATTCTTTGATTTAGTTCTTTCTGTTGAGCTTTATTAAGTAGTGCCCCACTGTCATACAGTTCTTCAAACCTTTTCTTAGCTTGATCACCGTATCCATAAAAAGGTACTTCTTGTAACTTACCATTAACTACAACTGCATTCTTAAGATACATGAAAAGTTTATCAATATCAAAATCCGATCCCACCTTCTCAACTATTGCTGCAGGAACTACAACATTATCTCCAAACTCTTTAGGTAAGAATTGTTTTATTCTTATAGCATCTATAGAGTTTTGTTTCTGTGTAGGTATACGGAATGCTACACCGGTCAATAACTCTTGACCTTCTTCAGTGTTATTTAGGTAGTCTAATAGTTCTGCATCTGTCATTCCCATGTTAGAGAACCAGCGACCCACCATAACCTCCATAACTCTTTTACCATCTGCATCTTCATAGAACTTAAGGACATCAGAAGCATAACCAGTCTTTCCATTGATAGTAGTCTTAGCTACACGATTAGACTCAAACAGAGAAGAAGGTATTTGTACCTTTTGTCCACCTGATATTTTAGGACGTATGATATTCTTCTGCACTATAGAGTATAAGATATTTCTAACTTGATTGTATGCAGGTGTGGCCTCTAATATAACATCACCCACTAAGAATCCATCAAGAGCAGAACTTATGTTATCATTAGTTTCTCTTTTAAATATCTCTTCACGCAAAGTTTTAGTAGCTGGAGCCATGTCTGTTAATTGAAGACCATTTGCTGTTTGTTTTATACCTAACTTTTTAAACAACTGATCAAGACCTTCCTTGGTCATCTCATTAAGTAGCTCTGTGTTGTTGGCAACCTCTGCGTAAATGAGTGAAGCTTTCTGTTTTTGTTCTTCACTTAAACTAAACCATTGATCAAGTGTACCAGTGTAATCTATAGGTACACCATTATCTAATAAATCTAGAGTTAACAATTTAGTAATTTGACTAGCAAGTGTAACTCTACCATCTTCTTTTGATGGTACCTCCGATTGTATGCTCATTATATTAAAAGGAACATTTACGATGTTATCATAAACAGCATCATTAAATGACCCATCATCATTGTATGTAGCATGTGTTGGACCAGCCCCAACCTTTCTACCAGACTCAAATATAATATAGTCTATGTCTTCCCTGAGCATTTTATCAAATAACTTAACGCCATTAGAGCCAGCGTTTAGTTCTTTCATAATTCTATAAGACAAAGGATACAGTGCATACTTATCTAACACTACATCGTTTGTATTATTTACATCAAAGTTTTCATTTAATCTAGCTCCAGACACAATAGGTTTTAATGTGGTGTATGCACTTTGTATACTAGGGTTACCTTCTTTTAAAAGATCTTTTTCTCTTTTAGTTAGTGTTTGATTTTTGTCTTTTTTATAAAAAGCAATATCATAACGGTATTGTTTCTCTTCTGCATCATTCCAATTGTTAGCTCGTATTCTTATTTCTCTATAAGCTTTAAATGTGATAATACCACCACCATCGGTTTCTACCATTTCTTTATAATTAGGTAGATCTATAACACCTATAACATCTCCATGAGTTACAGTTCTTAATCCATCTTTGGTAAACTGTGTAAACCCAGGACTAAATTTATCAAAGTCTCTATTCCATAATCTGTTTGCGGATGCATTCCAATTAGGTGAATTAGATACTAGTGGTTGTCTAGGAGACAAGAAGCTCTTTGTACGCTTAAGTTCATCCTTATATTTGTATGGATCACCATAAAGAATCTTATGCATCTCTATGTTGGCAATAATATAATTAGCCTGTAGTACAATAAGTTTTCTATTCATATCTTGAATAGTCATATTAGTCATTCCTTGTACTCCATTTGCTGTGTACTTGTCTATGAGCTCTCCTGTTTTTTCGTTCTCTTGTTGTGTTATTACACCAAACCTCATTAAATAGTCAGCATACTGATCCTTACTATTTATTACATAACTAAAGGTGCTATCAACAATTTGATCTGCATGTAAGTCATACACCTCTTCAGCTGAAAGTGAAGAGTCTAATATATTTACTTTTATATCTTTATGAATTTCTTCCCCCAATATGTCTTTAAAGAATCTAAGATCAGTAGCATCTCTATCTCCTACTTTTGCTATAGCACGGTCCTCTCTAGCTAGATTAACTTCAGATATAAAGTATTCTCTCATTATAGTATTGAATACAACATTGTTTTGAAGTAAGTCTCTTTCGGTTATAGGGTTACCCATTTCTAAAGTGTGCTCTAAAGAAGAGTCTCCAGGAACAAGGTTCATGTATATACCACTAATGTTGTAATTTAGTTCTTGTCGAAGTCTATCAGGAAATTGAAGTCTACCTGATTTTTTAGAAGTGCCTTTTTGAGAGTTTAGTATACCACCAGCATATCCAGGTTTAAACAAGTTAAGCTTGTCTGTTCTCAAGTTACCTTCTCTATCATACATTGAGTTTAATATAACAGACCCTTGAGAGAATGCATCTGTAAGTAAATAAGCATAAGGTGTACTACCTAGTTCTTCTTTATTGCTGACAGATGTCATAAAGTTATGAACTTCAGATGCTGTGTTAGGTCCAATATATGTTTGAGTTCTCTGTCCTTCTATATTAAAGTATGTACTACTTACCTCCGGATTAGCTATATCTACTTTTAACTCAGCTAAATTCAACAGACGTTTAGATAAATCTAATGATTTAGTAGAGAATATTTTTAAATTCTTAGTATCCTGAATACTTTTCTTTATACCATTTACAGAAGAAGCAAATATTTTCTTTTGTGTTTGATTAAGTAATGCATACTCTTTTGAATTAAAAGGTATACCTAACTCATCTAAGAATCTAAACATATTGTTTAAGGTAGCTAAGGAGTATTTGCCCAACTTAACAGTATCAGGATTAAATACACCATCTGTTTCTTTGAATATACCGTTACCTTGTTTAGACTTAGTTACAATAGAGTTTAGATACTGTTGTTGCATTTGTCTAGATGCTAAAGATAAATTAGCATCTGTCAAAGCAGTTTCACCGTTCTCTAAAACCATCACCATCTTAACTGAAGGATCTTGTAACTTGAAGGTTTTCCAAAGTGCAGTGGCTAATGTAAGCTCGTGTGTTTCATTAAGTGTTCTAAAATCAAATGTACCTTCATTAGCATTTTGTTTTGTAATACGTTTATAAAGTGCATTGTAATTAGGGTCACTGATAGCTATAGATCTAAGTCTTTCTATCATGTCTTCCATGCTAGTGGAAGAAGATAACTGCTCTAGTAATGTAATGTATACTTGTGTAGTTGGTAAAAGTTTAACACCGTTAATAGCACTAGGACTAAACCTTATGTCACCATTATCGTTGACATTAACTATAGGAAGTGTTCCCATTAACAATCTTAGGGCTACATTAGTTTTCTTGAAGTTGTCTATTTGAGTTGCATCTAGATTAAATCCTTTGTTAGACATGTCTTCAGAAGCCATACTCATAGCACCTTCATCAAAAGTAACTCCAAAGGATCTCATGTACTCTTTGTGTTTCTTTACAATATCAGGCCATGAAGTACTAATGTTCTGCATAAGAGAAACAGTGTCTTGCAGTCTTACATCTCTTTCTTCGGACTGTGGTAAAGACTCTAGAGTTTTTACTATTTGTGCAGTTGATGCTAATACTTCTCCTTTTAATCTTGTATATAAAACATCTTCATTAAGTAATGCATTCTTAATATTGAATAAGCTCTGATTGTTTTTGATTAAATCTCTAAGTGTGAGATATGTCATGTGCTGGATAGTGTCATGCGTAACAACATCACTTAACCCTGCCACTCTAAACACAGCATTGTTTCCTGGTATTGCAAAGTCAACAGTGTTGTTTGAAATGTCTAGATTAAAAGGACCAAGATCTTCGTAAGATTCACCAAAGAATTCAAAACCACCTCCATCAATCTTGTTAAACAACTCATCAGTATAAGTTTGTGACTGTGGACTAATAAACCATTTTTCAATAAGATCCTTTAATTGTTTAAATAATCTAGAAAAGAAACCACCTTCTGGTTTTTTCTTGTCTTGTATATAATCTCTAAAGTCTTCTGCTAACTGTTCTCTCATTTGATCCAGTGTAGCATCTTTATGCTTAACTGTTCTGCCGGTTGGTCTATCTACAAAGCTTCCTCTACGAGATTTAAACTCGTTAAATAGTTTCTCTTTTTCTTGAGGAAATAAGAATTGTGCAAAGACAGCTTCAAATGCTTCATGATAGACTGTACCTACTTCTGCATTTTCATATACATATATACTATTGTTTTCAAAGAATCCCCATGCTTTTTTTCCACCTTTAGTTTTTATTACATTCTTAACTCTGTTGAAATTAACACCAGGTAAATTCTTAGACATCCATGCTCTTGCATCTTTCCAGTTTTCCTCACTCATTGCTTCTACAGAATCAGTAATAACCTCACGTAGAACTTCATTGTTCATGTTATTCTGACCACGCTCTAATGCAGCTTTAACATCATCATCTAGTTGCTGATCTCTAGATTTTTGTAACTCTGCAAATTGTTCAGGAGAAATCTGAACTGACATTTCTGCTTCTTCTTTCTTAAGTTTTGCAAGAGCAGGACTAATATAATTATATATTGGACCTTTTATTTCATTTTTATCTTTACCACTCTTTTCAAATAACGCTACTATTTCTGCTAAGTCACCTCCTTCAATCAACTGTATCTTCTTTTTATAGTTTGATATTGTAGTATCAGCAGGTGCTCTAAAGATTAACTTCTTACCTTCTGGACTAGTATATGTATTAGCAGTTTGACCATCTAATACAATACGTTCTGCATCAGGAGTCACCTTAATTACTTCACTACTTTGTTGTGCTGTGTCAGCTGGTGGTATTTCAGATATAAAGTCTCCAGCACTATCTTCATTTACAAAGTATACACCTTTTCTATTAACCTCTTCACTGTCTTTTATAACAGGTTTCATTGTAGTATGTAGAGGAAGTTCGAAGTCTTCTCTAACACCACCCCCTGGAATATTTTTAGATAGTAGGTAGGTTTGATAGTTTGGCCAAACGATAGACTCTACATTTCCTTCCTCACTAACTGATGTGATTTGTTCGAACTCTTGGTCTAGTTTCTGTGTATATGCATTATCTATATTGTTATACATCTGCCCTAGAGTATCAATAATAAGTTGTTTACTTTTATCTAAACTAGCAGGTCTTAAATCTATTTTTGTGTTAGGTCCTATTTGTAAAACTAACTTACTAAAAGATAAACCTTTTACAGTTGTGCTTTCTTCTCTTTCAAAGAACACACTATTCTGACCTGTGTCTTTTCTTTTACCCTGAGCATCTTTTGGTATACCCCAATAGGTAACACCTTTTAAGAAGTTCAACATTCTTACAGACATGTCACTATTAGCACCTTGATCTGGATCAACTATTTGTTTAGATAATGTATACAATGCATCAAATATAGCTTCAGCCTCAGATGTAGTATGTCTCCTATTTCTAAGTTTTACATAACCATTAGGTAAATCTAAATACACACTACCTAAAGGTTGACTATATGCAACTGTTCCTTTAAATATGTTCTTGTTTGTAGTAGGAATAAATATGACTTGATCTTTAGATAGATCCTCTTCTGCAATAAGGTCTGCTTCTACAACAGATGTAGCACTAAACACATCATTGTCTTTAGAATCTTTCTCATACTGAGGAACACCAAACGATGCTTCAATATTAAAAGGTGCACCTATCATAGTTCTGTCTAGAATACCTTTTCTGAAGACCCCAAACTGTTTTTTAATTTCAGCTGTTTCTGCATTCTCCTCTCTAAACATACTACCTTTACTGTTTGTGAGATCTGCTTCAGGCAGAACTTGGTATATAGCATTGTCTAGCTTACTTTGATTTTTACCAATAGCTTGACCGTTCACATCTACTAGATTACCTGCAGCATCTATCATCACCATGATAATAATACTGTCACCAAACTTATCCATAAGTTCCTGATTACCATCATCAAGTATTCTTTCAACTACACCATCTAGTAATTGATCTTGTGTAGCACGTGTAACATATACACCACGAATTTGATTTCTGTTTTCAAACTTATTTAAGTTTACTCCAAACCTATTAGCTCTAATATGATGATCTTGTACTTCACCTGCAGGTTGTCCTATACTAGCTCTTGGTACTACGTCATTAGACTTTTTAGGAATAGGACTAAATGACTTTGGTTCAGCTTCTATAACAGGACTATTAGTTTGTGTATTTAATAGTTGAGCTTGTAATTTAAGATCCTTAGATAGTTTATCTTGCTGTGCCTGTTCTTGTACATACTCATCTATTATTCTTTGAAACCTATCTGCTATTACTTTCTTAGCCTTGTATTCTCCCCTTAGACTTTCCAGCTGCTCTTCAAGTTCCTTAATACTTTCCATAGCATCAAACACGCCTCTTTCTCCTACACTGGTATCTAATTGTATATCGTTAGTTAGATTAAAGTTTGCCAACTCTTGTTTGAGCAAAGGCCAGACATTAACTAAGTCTTCCCCTTTAGCAGCTTTATCTAAAAGCTCTTTCATATAATCACCATAATCTTGGTCAAATACATACGTGGTTTCTAGAGCACTTCTAAGTAACTTGCTTGCTTCTTTTGCAGCTTTAATTATTGCTGTTGCTAACTTTTGATTTTCAGCTATTTCTTTCTTTACAGCCTTTCCGTTTTGTTCTAGTAAATTAATTTGATCTTTTAGTTCCTGTAAAAACTCTCCAGTGTTTCCTGGTAGATCTAATAAGTCTGTTTCAAATGCTTCGAAATAAGATATGTTAAACTCCTGCTCTTCTTGTTCTTTAGACAACTGTTGAATACGAAGTGCTGTATCATCTTGCATTTCTGTCAACTTGTTCAGAGCTCTTGTAAAGTTTTTCTGTGCATTAGAATACTTTAATTTGATTCTAGGACCACCTTCACGCATTTCATATATAGCACTTATATCTTTGTTGACATCAGCTAACTTCTTCTTATCTTTTTCTAACTGTTTGTTTATCTCCTCTAGCCTTCTTTTAGATTCAACACCTAAGTCATTCATTATCTTAAGCCTGTTCTCTCTGTTCTGTGCAAGAGTTTGTTCGTTCTTTGCTAACTCTTCTGCAGACAGGAATTGAATAGTTGCATCTTTTTGAGATTGAGTGACAGTTCCTACTGGTCTTATTCTAGCTTCATTATATCCTTCTTGAGGTATAAAGAATTTATTTGCTAATTGTTTTTTGAGGACTGTACCATTAGCATCTTTATATACAAACAATAACTTACCATTATCATACTGTAATCTTCCTCTTCTTTTACCACCAAAGTTCTTTCCGAAGTTAAATTCAAATATATTGTTTCTGTGTCTGAAGTAGAAGTTTGCGGTTTTATTATAATTTACTGTTTCAAAAGGTGCCACCTTATAATCTATAAGTACATCAGGAGATATAGTTTTAGTTTCACCAGCTGGTGTTTTTATTTCTATACTACCATCTTCTTTCTTTCCAATAACAGTGAAGTTAGGAATTACCACTGGCTCATCTAGTGGTGTATCTTTTAAGAAGTTTACACCTTGTCCTACAAAATATTGCTGTCCTGCTTGTAGAGTCTTTTCTCCATTCTTTGTTTGAACAACTATGCTTTCAGTTACATCATTAATGTCCTGTGTTATATCTGTCTCTGCCGGTCTTACATCAAATTCCTTAGGGTTGGTTTTTATATCCTCGTACTCTTGGAGAAGTTCTTCTCTCATTTTAGCTATAGTAGCTACATCATTTAACTTTTGTCCTAGTGTATCTTTTGTGTCTGAAATTACATCTAGATTACTTATTTCCTCAACTGCTGCGTTAAAGCTTTCAGCCTTATTATTTAATACATCTTGAATGATTGTATTAACATCGATATTAGGCAATGCAGTTTGAAGTTCTTGTGTAAGCTGAGGTATACGTGTGTCAAAGTCTGTAATCATACTAGCTGTATATAACATCTTATCCATTACAGCTGGTCCGTATACACGTCTTTGTTTTCCATCTGGACCCTCTTCTGTTATACCTCCGTATCTCAAGTTTAAAGACTGGTAAAGACTTAATGTACTTTCAGCTGTATTTTTAAACCTCTGCATACGTGCAAGAAATGCATCTCTAGTATCACCCTCTTGTATCTTACCTTCAGCCTGAAGTTGAGCAAACCCTTGTTCTGTTTGTGCTAAGTTTATAACATCTGCAATCTCTTGTTGCACCATGTCGTATCTTCCATACTTTATTCTAGGAGTTAGATAATTAACTATATACTGTAACTCTAGATTCTTGTAAGCTAACTCATCTCCCATACGAGCTGCTGTTTCTATTTCTTGTCCTATAACCCCTGCTCTATTTACAGCATCTATAGTACCATTTGTAAAATCAGAGAAGGTGTAAGGCTTACCAGTGATTGGGTTTAATCTATTAAGTGCTTGTAATGCTGCTTGTGTATTAGATTCTCTTGCACTGTTTCTTCGGTATCTTCCTCTACCAGTCATTATAGAACCAGACAGTCCACCGATTAGTGCATTCTTAGCTCCCTCATCACTAAACACACCTTTAGTCACTGCTGCACCAGCTGAGTCTAACCAAGAGGTTGCTTCATTATTATACTTCTTATTATAATAATCTTGAGATCCTACACTAGCACCAAACTGTCCCACCTCTTCTGCAGCTTCTGTAGCTGAAAAAAGGTAAGGTCTAATTTTATTTACTCTGGCTAATACAGGATGTATCTTACTTACTTTCTCAGTATACTTACCACCTTTATATACTATTTCATCTGTTTCTCTTACTAAGCTGTTGATCGCACCTTTGTCTCCTTTATATGTGAAGCGTCCTATACGTGGAAACATAACGTAGTTACTTGCACTTAAGATTCCTACATTTGTCCAGAATGAAGCATTCCCTGCACCATCAGCAGCATCATTAATTACTTCTAGTGCTTCAGAGCCTGGTGTTACTCCATACTCATCTTCATATTCTTTTATTAATTTATCTCTAAATTCATTTGAATTATGTAAAGCTTCAATGCCTGCCTCACCGCTTGTTGCAAGACCTGCAACTACAGCTCGTTGTCCTGGGTTTAATATATTATATTGTGTTAGTAAATTATCAGACAATGCCTTCACCTCACCATACACTCCAGCTCCTTTACCTGCTGCACTTAATCCTTTTTCTGTGGCTGCAACTGTCTCAGCAGCTTTACCTACACTAACTAATTTAGCTGAAGGTATTACTGATGTCATAGCTTTTGTTGCAAGATTTATACCTCTACTAAACACACCACCGGACGCATATGCACCTGCTGCAAATCCTAAGTTTTTAACTACACCATCCCATAAAAAGTTTCCTGTTAGCAAATAGTCAGGACTATACCACTTAGCATCTCTTTCTCTTTGTGTATAATAGTTTGGAAACTGATCTTCTGACCATTTATTAACTGAGTCAAGTTTTCTATTAAATTCATTATCATAGAATGAAGCAAACCTACCATCAGAGATTGCTTTATATGTTCCGTTTACTAGCCCTACGGTACTTTGTAGAAATGTATTAACTGCAAGTATGGATCCTTTGGTAACACCATTAACAGCTTTACTACCAAAACTTTGATACTTTGCAGCAAGCTCTTCGTTGTCCACACCCATAGAAGTTGGTTGAAAATAATCATACCTTCCAGATCCTTCATACTCATCTTGAGTTGTTATCCTACTTCCTGCACCTTTATTACCAGGTCTTGATGTTTCTTGAATAAGATCGTTAAGTCCACCTTTTCTAGGTGCCATCATTGGACTACTAGGAGTATATTGAGAACGACCTTGAAGATTAGAAAACATATTAGGAGGAGGGGTATACCCACCAAACTGTGCATCAAATGACCCAAAGTCTAACTGAGGGGTAATAGGACTTGTAGCCATTGGTGGTATGTTAACTCCTTGTTGAGCTTTTTTAAGATCTTTTTTACTTGCCATAATATCTTTTATTGTCCTATTTTACTATCACCATTCAGATCTCTGCCAACAAACTTTTCATAATCTATATTTGTGTTGGGACTTTGTGCTGCTTTAGCTAACTGTTGGTACTGTCTTGAACTCATTTGAGCACCTGGTTCTACAAGCAGCTCATATATAATCTCATCAGTGAGTTGACCTAATAAAGGTGCAATTTGTTCTTTTGGAACCATAGAAGGCCATAATATATTTTTAGATATTCTACCAGATAATGGATCATATATATTAAGTTGTAACCTGTACATTCCATTCTCTGTTTTTGGACTCATGTCACTCACAACATTTCCACTTGCTTTATAATATTTAAGTGATGGGAAGTCACCTGATTCAGAACTTAAGAATGCATTTTCCAAACTTGTTTTATATTTACTGTCTGTAGCTGTAGTAAAATAAGCATTTGGATTTCTTCTGAATGATCTTTCTCCATTAGACAATGTAAATTCCTCTAGAGGTTGTCTAGTGTCTATCATTGCAGGTAATATTCTTTGGTTGAAAGCTCTGACAGCTGGGCTTGGTTCATATCTACCTTGAAAGAATCTGTCATATTGTTGTTGACTTAAATCTATCTCACTAGGATTACCATCTCCATCCGTTAGAATTAATTGATACTTACCATCAGCTCCAGCAGTTACAACATTAGCAGATATTATACCTTTTTCAAGAGCAGTTCTAATTTCTGAAGCTACACCACCGCCTCCAAACACTCCCTCATCAACATCTCCTTTATCCATGTCAATAGCTATTCCTCCTAGTAAACCATCAAACTCTGCTTTCTGTGCTGTGTTAGTTAGAGGAATAGGATAGGCAACTGATTGAGGAATTATATTAGTCTTTCTTAATTCTTCTGCAATAAACTTTTCTCTCTGTTCTATAATATTACGTAATGCATTTTGAATAGGTTTGTTTTCACTAAAAGATATAATGTCATCATATACAGCACTACCAGAATTCCCACTAATTCCATACGCTACTCCTCTATCCGTATACCCAGGAGCAAACAGTTGTTCGAATACAGCCTTCTCCTGTGCAGACAATTCACTCTCTGGACCCATAGCTTTTTGATAATCTCTAGTAAAAATTGTATCAGGTCCCTCTGCATCTGGATCTTCATACACATACTGTTGGAACTTATCACTATTGAACATACTAATTAATGATTTGTAGTCAGCAGTGTAAGTAGATGGCATACCATCATCGACATAATCAATTGTTAGTGACTTATTTGCAGCCTTCAGTTGAGGGGGTTCAGGGTATATTTTTAAAGCATCTTCATTAATAGATGTTACTAGATTACTTATTTGTTTATATTCTGCATCAAGTCTACTTAGAACAGATAGGTCCGATCTTAGATCATCTGGTAGAGATGCAGGATTACTACTATTTATTGTTATTTCATCCTGTAACTGTTTATCAGTGTATCCGTATTTAGTTTTTAATCTTTCACGCTCGGTTATTGTTAGTTGCAATGCTTCTTCCATAGCAATTTTTCCAGCAGCTGCTACTTGCGAATCACTAGCATCATCACCCTGATTAATAGGAACTCCTCCATATGCACCAAATTCAAGTGTATCATTTTCTTGTTTTTTCAACCTAGCCATTTCTGCATTATGTTTTTCAGTCTGATAAAACTTAGCATTAAAGTTTGCTTGATCTTGTTGCATCTTAGCAACTTTAAGTTCTGTTTCTCTAAATGGATTACTGTGAATTGTTTCAGATACATTTTTATAAGAATAAGAATTAGTAAAATTCTTCATCCAATCAGTACTGTATAATTGTCCTTTTGATGTTTCTACATCACTATTTAAAAAGCTTGAAGACACACTTTCGTATTCTGATTTTAGAGATTCTGCCTGACGTTGAAGAGCATCTATTTGATCCTGAATAGCATTCTTTTCTGCAGCAGTCTTTGAGGAGCCTTGTAAAGACTCCATGTCTTCTATCTCCTTCTGAAGTCCTAGGAATGTGTTGTTGTATGACTGATTTACATCTTGAGAAAATACTTCATCATCTATACCGTTGTATTTAAACTGTCCATCAATAGCCATTTGCTGATATGCATCTGGTGGAAGAGCAGCTTTTAAAGCAGTTTGAATTTTCTCTGGAGTAAGAGCTTCTATCTTTCTTCTAGTGACAGCATCATAATATACAATTTTACCTCTTGAGTCTGTAGTTGCATATATATCATTCTGTGTTGAATCAGCAGCTAAACCTTTTACAACATCCTGAGCCATTTTATTATAGTCTACATAAGGTCTGTATGTTGCATTGAATGTAGAGTTTAAATCTCCATCCATCCAAGCTTGTACTTGTTTAGAAAAGAATAAATCATTTGATTGAGACCCTTTTCCTTTACCTGTAATTTCTTGTTGTTGTTCTAATTGTTTTCTATATTTAGCTGCAGAACCAACAGCATTTAAAATAACTGGATCATTTACCAATTGTTTAGTCATACCATCAACTGAATTAACAAGTTGAAAGTTTGAGAAATCTGATGCAGCAATACTATTGAGCTGTCCTCCTAAAGCATTAAGCTTAGATTGAAGATATTCTTTATCTTGTGGTCTAACTACATCAAGACCAGCAATGTTATCAATGCTTTCCTGAATCTTTTGTACTCCCTGGTTATATGCTTGTTGCTTGAACAAACCAACCTTAAGCATTTCATCCTGAGGACGCTGCTCTACATATTCGTTGAAGGTGGGAATGTTATCTAGATATGATGCCATAATTTAACAAATGTATTATTATTTAAAGACTTATCCAAGATACACTAATCGATTCTGGTAATTCTTTATAATCAGATTAGTTATTATTTTTTGAATTGTCTTAGTATATTACTATTCCTGTGGTTCTTTTTTACTTTTTTATTGATAGGTTTTAATTTTGTTCCGTACTTTCCAACTGCTGTACTTGGATCATTTACATAATCGTATATAGGTTCAGCCTTTGCAGCATCTAACACTTCACCCATTGCGTCTTCATTTATACCTTCATTAGTAGAATTAGTAGTTTGTCCACCTCCAAAACCACCACCAGTTAAATAATCAAAGATAGTTTGATAAGGTCCAAAAGCAGATGTCTGCCCTTTACCAGGTATATTAAACTGTGCAATTCCTTGATTAAATAAATCTAAATCTTCACTAAATCTAAAGTTAGGATATAGTTCACGTAGAACTTTCTCTCTTCGGTTCTCTAGTTTATTCTGCTGATACTTATCAGATATAGACTTAACAATTTCTTGCTGTGTTGCTTTTGTATTAGCTACAGCTTGAGCTTGTCTTTGTTGTTGTTGATCATAAATACCTAAGTTAGTAAGCCTTGCCTGATTAATCGCCTCAATGTTGCCAGAGTATACTTGATCTTTCATTGCTTGGTTCTGTCTAAACTCTTCAGCACCGATAGTATTAAGTGCATCAAAGAAAGGAGCTTGTGCAGCAGCTAGAGCTGCAGGATTATTTGCCAGTATAGGATTTTGAGCCATAGCTCTATACTGTGAGTTAATTACATTTCTTTGATCCTGCAAACTTATATCGTAAGGAACTCTTAATCTAGGTTGGTATGTCTGTGCGTAAACAGGATCAAGTTGATTGTTTGCAGCTGCATTCATCTCAGGCAGTATCTGGTTATAATCAAGATCATTGTCTATAGGTCTTCTAAATAAGGGTCTAAGAAAACTTGCATCAAATGGTGTTTTTGGTTTTACTGTAGTAGTTTCTGTAGTAGTTGCTTCTTCTTCTTCTACCTCTGCAAATTCATATTCAGCAGGTGCAGCTTCCTTTGATTCTACCTCAGGGGTAAATCTAGCACTAGAAGTTTCTTGACCAATAATACCATCTACATTTACTGACACGTTTATACCTGCATCTTTGTTTCTTTTATTAAATTCTCTTTGGAATCTTTTTACATCTTCTTTCTTTCTACGATCAAAGTTCTCCCAATCAAACCAAGAGTTTTCTTTTACAAACGCTTCATAATCTGCTTCAGTTACATTACCAGCTAATCCTGTTTTATCATCATACTTCTGTCCTTTAGGCATATCACCTATATCAGAACCAGTTGCATCTTTACGATCAACTTTTTCTTTTGCTGGTGTCTTTTCCTTCTTCCACTTTTTCTGCTCTTCATCCCACACAAAGTCAGCATCTTCAGCTTCTTTTATTGTTTTAAATTTTGTAGGAAGGTTATTTATTTTAAGACCATCTTGGGCTATAGGTATTTCTGTACCATCTTCAGCATAATCCTGTGTGTCTTTAACAGCTTCTATCTCACCTTTAGATAAGAACTTATTACCATCTATACCACGTTCATTAAATGTATCATTTAAGGCTGTTTGAAGATCAGCTAACATTTCTTTCTTATTAGCTATATCTTTTAATTTCATGTCACCACCTTGTACAATTGCATCTGAAGTTGATCTTACCAACTCGCCCCATTTAGTCTTTTGGGTATCTCCAGCATTTTCTACAGCTTTTCCCATTTGTTTATTTATTCTTGCTTCCTCATCATTGAGGTTGTTTACATAGTTTTTAAACTTTTTACCTTTTGCATTATCGTCACCTAACTCTGATATAAAATTATTTGGTATTTTTAAATCTCCGAACACTACTAAGTTTTCCTGGTTCCCACCGTCTTGCATAATTTGAGCTGGTTCATTTTCTACTTCTACCACTGCTTCATTGTTAGCAACGGACTGTGGACCATACGCAACACCAATACCAGTTTGACCAGTCTTAGGATCTTTTTTATCATGCGAGTTACCAGAGAAATATAAACTTTCTCCCCCAGCATAAGGGTTATAGGATACAGCATTTACATCTCCACCCCATAGAGTTTTAACATTACCATCACCTGCTACCGATCCACCTTTTTTCATATGAGAAGCATATCCTGCGTGGATTTGAGGACCTATCTTCATGTTGTTCATTGTTGATATATTCCTATCTATTGCCTCTCTTTCGTGTCTTTGTCTTCTATCGTTTCTATCAAGAACATCCCCAATACCACTGCCAATAAAATCACCAATAGCACCACCAAGTGGTCCACCAACAAGCGTACCTATACCTCTACCAACACCACCACCAATATTGCTTCCTGCATCTCTACTAGCTTTATCTCCATATGCAAAATTTCCTAACGTGTTTCCTATTGCATCATATGGTACTCCTCCACCATCTTGATATGATTTAACTATGCTAGGATTATTTAGTGGAACATATCCTCCATCCTGAAGAGCACGCATACTATTTACGTTTCTTCTATTAAGCATTCTGTTATGTTCTAATTTTTCTTGCATGGTTTTATAGTAAGGTAGACTATAAGTAAATTCTCCTTTACCAAGAAGATCATCTCCTTTTAGATTTAAGTTTCTAGGACCTCCAGCTCTAAAGTTATTTAGAAAATTACCACCACGTTTAGCAAGTACGTTTGTGCCTACACCATAAATAGGGAAGAACTCTTCGCCTGTGTTCTGAATATCTTCAGGACGAACATAGTCTCTTTCTATTTCTTCTGGTTTAGTCAGAGCAGCCTGTAATGCTATTCCACTTACCTCCTTCATTTGTTTAAGATCTTTTAGGGCATCCTTCTGACCTTTTATCTTACTGATACCCATCATGATATCTTTTGTAATAGGACTATTAAGGACTTGACCTAATTCATCTGATTGTAAAAAGCTTCCCACTCTCTGTCCAAAATTCATAGCAGTTCCATCCTCATTGTATTGCCCTTTACTAAATGCTTTTCCAAACATACCAGATCCATCAGGATTACCATACTGATCTTGTTGTGGGATCTCAAATCCTAGATCCATACTTTCTATCTGACCCAAACCAGTTTGTGCTTTAGGTGTTTTCTTTTTTAGTTTTTGTTTTAGTTTTAAAGAATCAATTTTGTTTTTTAACTGTCTAGTTTCAACATCATTAAAAGTTTTTCTTTGTATAAGTTCATCAAACATTTTATTCAGATCCTTGTCTGAAACTTTTTCTGTTACATTTTTACCATCTTGTGCTTTAGGTGCTTCATGTCCCCAACCTTTTTTCTTAAGTGCTAAGTGCTCTTTGTAAGTCATAGCTTTCTTACTCTTCTTAGTCTTAGGATCATACATCATATGAGGTGTAAACTTTTCAACTTTAGCACCCTTCTTACCAGCCACCATTCCTATTATTTCTGCATCACCAACTTCTACAGATCCTGTTGGACCACCTTCACCTCCACCAAACATACCACTAAGTCCTTCTAGTGCACCTCCCATGCCTTGTATTTTCCCCAATAAACCATCGTCTTTTTTATTCATGTTAGCATACATAGCATCTATCTTTGCTTTGTATTCATAATCTTCTTTCTCATCTTCAGTAGTCAAAGAATCAAGGCCCAGCTCATAGGCTCTATCTTTAAACTGATCAAAGTAATCCAAAGTATCTTTATTTACACTCTCTAGAAGTTCTGTACCGTCAATAACTTTACGGTTATTACCAGCTTCCACATCGGTGTATTCTATAACATCACCTACTTCAGCTTTCTTAAGCTTAGCTAGTTCTTTTCCATGCTTCTTCATAAAAGCTGCCTCTGTAGGAAACTTCTTGTAGAATTCTTTTTCAGACTTAACGCCTGCTATTTTTAATATTTGAGCTTTCATAGTATTAGTATTTGTCTAACCAGCCTCCTGGTTGTGGTGTATTATAGTTCGTAAAGTTAGTTAATTGATCTAGTTCTACCAAAGACTTTCCATCTTTAGCCATAGGATACTCTGTAACAGAGTTACCATCAAACTTGTAATCTTTTCCTGGTTGCATCATCTTCTTATCACCAGTGTCAGATATTCCAAGTACAGGGTAGTTAACACCCTTCATTGTTATATTGTTGGAGTTTATTTTAGTTATCTTTCCAGGGTATGCCCATTGTCCTCTATTATCTTCTATCACACCACCTTCTTGGAACTTATCTAACCATCCACCATCTTCAGCTTTCTGACAACTACCCTTACTAAAAGGTGTCTTACCAGCAACTGTTTTATATCCTGGCCAGCATCTTCCACCATCTCTTTGTTGAGGTATACTACCAATAGCAATAGGTGCTGCTACAGCAGGAAGAACTTTAAACAGATTCTTAAATGCTTTTTTATCTTTTATCATTTTAAAGAACCTTGCATCCACTGAAGTTTTACCTGCTTTACCTTCCAATATTATTTTATTTATCAAGTCATCAGAAACCTCATATTGTTTATCTGTTCCCCAAAACTTTTTAGGTATGTATTCCATTCTTAACTCATCAATTCTTCCAGCAACTTCTTGTGGTCTAGATAGATATTCTATACTTTCTGCTGTATCATCTCCTAAGTTTTTTATATTTCCATAAACTTTTTGGATATCCTTTTTGTGACCTCCTGTTAACACCTTTGTGTAATCATCTGTTACCTGAGGAACAGCAGATTGAATTGTTCTAGCATATTCAGGCTTAGTAGCTCTTGCACCAATATCCATTGCATGTTTATTTTCATGTGCAACAGTTCTTGAAAGTTTCCAATTCCTTTGGGATAAATTTGGAAATCTTGATTCAAACCTAGGAAGAGAAATAAGTGACCTATTTTCTGAAGCTCTAAAGAACCCTAGTGTGTTAGGGTTATTAGCAAAATAGCTTATATCATCAGCACTTGTAGGTGCCATTACTTTTGTAAATCTACCTGTTGCTCCTATTTGATCTACATTCATTCTAGCGTTATTAGCATAGTTGATTTTATTAGCTCCTTCAACTACCTGATTGTTTAACCTTCTTAGTAACATTGCATCATCAGCAAGTCTTGGGAACATTTTTTGTATTGCATTTAAAGGTACACTTAGTTCACCGCTTGGTGTAAATAGATCTGGTGCTTTTGCTTTTAATTGTTCAAGACCTCGTTTGTATAAATTTTGATTATTACGAACTTGTCTGGTTAGACTGGGATCATTAAATTGATATGTAAAATCATCAAACCTTGTTTGAAACCCTGGAGCTTTTTGCCAAGTCTTATTAAAGTCAGAAGCTGCTTTAACACCACTTTCATTAAAACCTCTAAACTTAGATTTAAACGGTCCTCCCTTTAGTAGTCCCATCAATTCAGTAAGATTTACTCTAGTGTCTGATAAAGGATTAGTAAGGTTAGCTATTGCACTTGTCTTTTTAGAAGGTTTTGCTGCATCAACTAACTCATCAAGTTTTTGCAACGGTACATTCTTAACTGCAGTTTTTCCTTTTGATAGCCATGCAGGTACAATTGGTATTGCACCTAATGTATCAAAACCAGCATCAAGATATTCTCCTTCATCTAAATTACGTTTTGCAGATGTAGCATATTTAGCCCAAGCAAATGGATTAACCATATCAATTACACTATCAAATGCATTTCTGTTTTCTGCATTAATTGGTATACTATCTGGAAGGTCTTGATTACTAGCAGAATAACTAAAAGCAGTCATAGGACTTGCTAAATAATCTACCACTTTCTCATACCATGCTGGTTCTTCGTATTGAGATATAGTTGCTTGTTTTTTACCACCATCTTGATACTTATCTAACCAACCACCGTTAATTGCTTTCACAGGCGTAGCACCTCCAGCTATAGCACCGAAGTATTTCTTCTGCTTATCAGTCAGACCTCTCCCATGGACAGTTCCGTCTTCTAACATCTTTCTCGCTTTGCCTGGTGTTAATGCCATTACTTATATGATATTTGTGCTGGTGCTACAATAAATTGACTAACTATGTGTGTAGTAGATGTATTATCTAATATATGTCTTACCTTTAAATCCTTTGCTCTAAGTTGTGACTTCTTAAATGATAGGTCACCATAGTTCATGTTATCTTGATTTACCTCCTTATCCAAAGATAGTGATGTACACGGTGTTTCAAATAAAGGAACATTACTACTTTTTTGTAATGCCCAAAAAGTATTATACTGATAAAAGTTATCACTTTTAGTGAATATAATAGTCTTACTGTCACTATTTAATATAGGATATTGTAAGTATGAACTTAGATCATTCATAGGTTTAGGTACAAGTTTTAGTATACCTGTTGATTGTTGTCCGTTATATAATACAGCTTTATTAAAGTATTTATTATTTGTCTGAACTTTACTGTTGTCATCAAATGCCCCAACAGTAGAAGGTATATATGTATATGTCTTACTATAATCTTTTATGTTCTGTACTATTTGATCATTGTACTTGTAATCAAATGGATACTCAATGATGTAAGGAGAAATGTCCCCATAGTAATAGTTATATAAACTATCATTTCTCAAGTGAGTCCACAAACATCCTGTTCTTTTAGGAACAAATTTAGAATTTCTATAATCAAAGCCATTTATCTTTCCTTGTACATCGAAAGATTTTTCAAACTCGCAGTCCCCTGTTGAGGTTAGCGTAATAACTTTCACTGCATTTTGTACATCATAAGACACACCTGTTATTAATGTAAACAAAGATACGCCTGTAACTATAGTATTACCTAAGTCATCAGTGATTGTAAACGGTCCTACGTTAGGACTAGCAGATGTTATTTTTATACTTATTGTTTTCATACTTATATATCACAAGGTCCTATTAATGTTCCTTCTGCACCAGAACTTTCCTTTGTACAGTACTGTTGTGTCGAACCACTAGGAACTGATAAACTTTGAGGAAGTCCACTACAGTCATCATACCATACTACAATAGGTCCTGTTACTTCCCACTTATAACATGGGTATATTGATGTTGTACTTGTTGTTGTAGTGAACTCAGTAGTACTTGTTGTACTAGTAGTTATTCCACCAGCCGGACTTATACAAGATTGTTGCTGGGTTATGTTTGTGATACTATATGCATCCCAAATCTTATCATCTCCTGACTCATTTGTGGCAGGACCAATATATATAATATCAAATGGAGACAGAGTAGTTAATTGAAACATTGCTTGATTAACTGTGTTTCCATCACTAATAATTATAACATCACAATTACATTCATAGATTGCTCTAACAGGACCGACAAACTCAGAAGATGTAATAGTTATATCTACTTCTGGAGGTATAACTGCATTATCATAATCCCATTGGAAATAGTGGAATGTTCCTGCTCCATCATCTCCTATTGTTATTAGTTTTCCAGATGTAGTATAAAGTAAATTAGTTGTAAATATATAACCAAGAGGTAAAGCAAACTTAACTGTTGTTGCTCCTGTTGTTGTATCTATCTCTACTACATTACCTAAAGATGTCTCTAATGCAATTAGTGTATTATCATCTTTGACTACTACTCCAGCAGTTGTAGCAAATCCAGATACAGTCACGTCAGGTTCTGGTTCTGCATCCCAGTTCGTTGTATTTATATTCCACTTCTTAAATACAGATCCATCCCATGCATACAATGTATTTGGTCCAACGGCCAACTTACCAGAACTGTATCCAGGAATGTACAGGGTTTTCCAATAGTTCTCTCCTTCTTGTGTTCCTTGATTTTGATTTGAGACTAATGCATTCCCTAAATCATCGTTGTATATAAAACCACAACACTCGTCCAATGTTCCGGTAAATGCTGTTGTTGTAGTTGTTAATGTTGAACAATCACAATCTTGTTCTTCAAGAATTGAACCAGCGTTTACATAATATGCTGTACTATATCCATCAGATGCTCTCGTATACCACCCATCAGAAACAAATGTACAATCACCATCAGTTCCCATATACGTAATTGTAGTTATTCCAAATTCAGTATCACTACTTTGTGTATACTGGAAAGGAAAATCTATGGCACCTATTTCACTAGAAGGATCAGGTTGACCATCAAAATCAACCAGTGCAGCATTTTTTAAACTTGCTGCTACAGCACATGCATTTGCAGAACTATCTTTTCCTAATATAGGTGATCCACCTTTAATCATATAACCCTCAGTAAATAGATCTGTACCTAACCCATCAGGTCTGTTACATATTGTTGTAGTAGTAGGACTAGGAACAGTAATATATCCTACACCATCTATGTTACAATTTATTTCTTCTAATATTGATATATCAAGATCACAATCAGGAACATATCCTGTAGTAGTTGTAGTAGTAAATAAAGGATCAGATGAAGTTGTGGTAGTAGTTGTTATAAGTTCTTCAGGTTCTACCTCTCCAAACCATCCCTCCAGCTGTGGAGTCTCTTCCCCTATTTCAGATCTATCAGGAGTTTCTAACACTGCTGTAAATTGTGTACAACAGTTATTTATACCAGAATAGTAAAAGTTGTTTTCACCAATGTAGAAATTAGGTAGATAGGAATGAAAAGATATCCAACTTCTAGTACTAAAGTCAAAAGACATAGTCCAAGATTTGTTACAGAAATACTCTCTATCAAATAAGTATACTTCTTGTTCTTGTTCTGTTTCTCCTACCGTTACATAAAACTTCTTATTTACAGAATCATACTTTACATCATCGTTAATAGGAATATAGTCTAACTTAGTAATAATTACTCTATCAAACCTATTATCATATACACCGTGTAATCCAATGCCATTAAAATGATTGTCTGTATAAACATCTGGGAAGTATTCTAGAATCTCAAAAGGTAAATGACTTGTCATAAATCTATTTACACCTGATCCAAACTTAGTCATGTCTATAACTTTTGACCCAGCCATTAAGAATATCTGACCTCTTTTTGCATCTGCAGTAACTGCTCCGTATGGAACTTTTAGTAAGAACTTATTTTGAGAACCTACATATCCCAAATCTGTCTCTGCAAAATCTATAGGAGGTGCTCCATCAAACAATCTAGGATTACCTATATATGCTGCTTGAGGATTACTGGTATCAATAGTTAGTAACTTGTTATATAGTAAAGCTTTATTTTCAAACCTTGCCAATACAGCCTTATCCATCATTCCATCTAGAGATGTTAGATTACCGTAGTTTTGTGGGAAGTCATGGTAAGAAAGAGCTCTATATACTAACCAGTTGTTTACTCTATTATCCGCACTGTCCCCTTGTGTATCTGAATAAATTGCTCTGAATGGAAAGAATGTATAACATTCAGCTATCCAATCTGGAGGCAGTTGACTAAATACATTTTCTTTGTTCTGTTTAGAGAATGTTACATTATAGTAATACGTATTATCTTGAGCAATTGGTACATTTGTTTCTTGTAACCAGTCATCAGGAATACCTGAACTTACATGAGGCCAGAAGTCTCCTTCTTTTGTATTAAATGCTTGCCTTAAGTCTGTATTATATACACTCTCACAATAGAAATTAGGAATACCATATGCCCATAGATACATATATCCATTATAAAATGATCTGTAAGTTCCTGCTATGGGGTTGTCTGAACCTGAAGTGTAAACAGAAGGATCACTAGGACAGTCTAAATTGTGAGCCTTAGTAGAGATAAGGTTGAACATGTTTTGAGGAGCATTATTACCTGAAGTTACTTGATAATTATCTAATATAGATCTTGCCGAATGCCAGTATTTAGGATAAGCAACATTACCTAACTCATCAAAGAATATATCTGAATCATCTGGTGCTTCCACTCTATTATCTATAAAGAATGGTAGTTTGGTTTTAAAAGCAAATCTAGATATAAATATGTCTCCACCAAATATTGTATCTGTTCCTGAAGCTGTAACAAGTTTTTGATAACCAGTGTCAATTCTTTGAAATGAGTTTAACTGACCCCATTGATTAGGAATAATATTCTTCATAGAAGCATAGTAGGAAACAACTTTTGTACCTTGCTCTTTTTCAGGAGTATCACATGCTCCAGACTCTCCTATGTTAAACCTTGAATATTCTATTATACTTGGTTCACCGTCTGTACCTATTAAACTATTTGTATTTTGTGGTAGAGGTAATGCTAATATATTATCATCAATCTTAGTATCAATAAATACAGAAGATTCTCTGTTCCAGTTATTTATAGGCGACTGGTTATTATTAAAAGATTGTACACCTGGTATAAGGTATCTTGTAAGTTCTATTTCTCTTTGTTTGATACCACCTTTCGTATTATTGTTGATAGGAAAATGATAATCATAGTTTGCTCTTGAGTTGAAAGACATTGCATAATTCCTTCTTGTAATACCATTTATATATATAGTAAGATAGGATTGGTATACTGTAAACATTATACCAGCATTAAATCCTGAACCCATAGAAGCCACTCTCTCAGCACTGTTTAACGCATCTTCTTGAGCTTCTTTACTTAGAAGTTTGTACTTAGCATTGTCTTTAACTTCTACAAAGTGAGCCTTTCCTGCTCCAAACATTACACTTTCTAACTTAAGTACGCTACCTAGAAAAGGTTGACCAAATGACGTATCAGGAGAGTTGAATATTTGTTTAGATAAAATATCTTTTACTTCTTCATAGTCTGAATCATCTAATGGAGTAATAGGAATATCTCTGTTACATCTTAAACAAGATCTTCTGCTCCATCTACTGTCAGTACCATTCAAGTCGCCACCACCATTGTTATTAATATTTGTAGCAGGAGTAAAAGTATTTTTTGAATTTGTAGGTGGAGGAAAGTTTGTAATACTATCAATCGATGGTAGAGGATTTGTAGGTTGCCCAAAAGCAGGGGCTGGCCAAGGTGTAAGTTCTTCTGGGTTTTCTGTTTTTATACATGAGTCACAAGCTGTACCAGCACTATCAGTTTGACAAGGATAATTAGGATCAAAACTCCCAGGAGGATATTCGATTATTGGATCACTATAATTAAACTCATCAGTTGAATCTGGTAACGGTTCTCCAAAACAATTACCTGCTCTTATTGCATTTAAATCAATTCTAGGTTTCTCACAACAACCTCCTGTATCTGTAATGCCTGGTTTATTAATATGACCACTTCCACTTATAGTGGTAGTTCCGCCTATTGGAGGACTAAGTTCTGGATCAATATTAGTAATAACAGTACAAGTTTCTCTACCAAACCAACCAGTGGCATTAAGAAACCTTTTGTTGTAAACTGTTCCGTCAAAATTAAAATTATTAAATGGATTTTGCCATTCGATTGCCCACCCAGACAATATACCAAAGAGCCCCCTTCCATGATCCCCTCGCCACACATCAAAGTCTGCTGGTCCTATAGTCATTACTCCCTTTAGTGCAACTGGTCTAGTAAGAGAACACACTTCTACAATACAATTAGGCTGGATTTTTCTTTGTGTTGGTCTACCGTTGTCAATACTTACATACTGAAACACACCTTCATCTTCCTGTACAGAAATCTCTATGTTAAACCCTGGAAAGATTTGTCTTGTATCTTGATCTGAATAATATATTAACCATGGTTTAGAATCAATATTCCAAGCATTGTTGTTTTCCTGTAAAAAAGAGTCTTCTCCAGATACTTGATTATATGGATAGTTAGGATAGTAGTACTCTTGATCTTGTCTAGAATATTTACCTACATTTCTAAGAATACCTTTTGCTATTACTGATTTGTTTGTACCACGGTCCCCTCTTACTATTTTAAATGCTACAATATCATCTTTCTGTTCTTGAGTAAGCTTAGAAGCTGCTATTAGTCCTGTTATTTGAGTATTGTTAATCTTAACTCCTATAGGATAGATAGCATCAGAGTCTTGCATCGTGGGTACAATACTAGTACCTTCATAAACAATCTGTGGATTTTCTACAATAGCACTTACTAATACATCTGGAAACTTATGATGTCGTATAGGTGTATCTGCAAGGCTTCCCCACAACTCAGTATTACATGGATACTTTTCAGTAGATTCCCAGTATGCAAAGTTTCCGTATTCAAAAGGTCCTTTATAATTAGCATCTCCATTATACTCAGGTGAAAATCCTAAGTTTGTAGCATTGTTATATATCTTCCAATAAGGACTATAACCAATACCACTTTCAAAGTAATCAGGTTCTCCAATAAAGTCATCATTGGTATTAGCAACATCCGGTTGAGGGTTTAGATTAAGTGGGCCTGGTATGTGAAATGAGTCTGTCTGTTTTCCATTTCTTAAAAGAAATACTATTTCAAATGCATACACTTCATCACGCATGTATCCACGATAATTAGTAGCATTCAATTCATCACTATAGTCTTCTCCAGGTGGGAGTCTATGTGTTTCCCATTGTAATGTTATTTGACTAGCAATATTCTGATAATTAATTCTATCTACAGAAGCTAAGTCACTCCATATCAGTGTGTCTTGTGCAGAAGTTATATCCTTGGCTACATCATAATATGGATACTTCTCAAAAATATCTGCAATAGATAATTGTATAGGATTTGCATCTGCACCAGTATATGTAATTATCTGTTGATCTTCAGTAATGTTATATGTACCTACTAACTCTACAGAGGTTATATCATTAATAGTTTTTATTACTGCTAAATTGAAGTAGTTATATTGTCCTGATAAGTCCAGGTTTGATACTCTTACTTCTATTGATTTACCTACTGGATAGTTAAAGTTTACTGTTGTGTTTAACGGATCAGCAATAGGTGTAGGGTTAGTAACTGAATAGTAAGAAGTAAGATCGCTACCAGCTGCATCTGAATACTGTACAGCAAATTGATATGTTCCAGCAACCAGTGAGCCTACGTTTAGTATATCGTTTACTTCTAAAAAAGGTATGTCGAAATTAGGTTGTATCTTAAGTTGATTACAATCCAATTGATCAGTATATACAGGATCACATCCAGGGTCTGAGTTAGGATCAATAACATATGGAATGTTATCTATATCTAAATATCTCCTAGCATTAAATCCATCTGTCCAGTATATCTCTGTACTGCAATTTGTTATTCTATGCACTACTTTATGTATAGGATAATCTATACTAAAGTTTAAACAAGGAGCATTTACTAATGTTTGATATTGACAATCATTATTAAACATGAAGCCAATTTCACTATCACCAGTTAAAGGGTTTGTTAGAAAGAATATGTTTTTCTTTTTCTCTGGAATTGTATATTTTCCAATGAGTTCGTACCCATCAGGAAAACTTAAACAAGGCTCATTACCAGGTTCATTTTGATAGTTGACTGAACTAGAATCAAAGTTCTCTATAGTAGCATTCAATGCATAGGTAAGACTTCCTGTCTTTACTTGATTGATAGTGCTATCCATGTTAAGACCAGTAGTAGCTTGATTATATTCAAGTCTAACTTGGCCTTTCTGAGCTTTGTCATCTTTTTGAGCAGCAGCAGCTTTTTTAGCTTTTGCGTCTTCCATTTCTTTTCTAGTAGCCATATGCTATTTGTTAACTCCTACCGTTACCTTTCCACAAACCATATCCATATCTGTTTGAATATCTTCCTGAAACTTGAGATTTTGCATCAGGTAATTCATACATATTATTACGATTGAGATCAGTAATAACTCTTCTTTGTTTTTGATATACTGTTTCTTTCTTAAGTTCTGTTTCTGCCATAATCCAAGACTCATCAGACATTTGTTTATAATAAACTAGTTTTTGTTGTAGTTGATTAAATGTTTCATCATTCGTCTGATTTGTTAGAGTTTCAAATACCTTAAACTTAATAAACGATTCTATATATTCTCTTACACGATAATTATCTGGAATCAATTGATTTCCTATCTTGTCATAGTCTGTAGAATAGAATACTAAATGAACTACTCCTTTTCTAAAGTTAGTAACAAACTTATTGTCTCTTACATCAAAAGAATCGTAAGAAGAAGATCCTGGAGTGAACTCACGTCCTGATAAAGCTAACTGATTGTATTGGTCCCAAGAATCTGTATATGCTAAATTACAACTCTTTCTAGCTGAGATGTTACCTGGTTTAAGTAGGTATGTTCTTCTATATGCTCTAGGTATTTCACTGTTTGTTTTATATACAGCTTGTACTATCTCAGGCATACATGTCCCATCGCAACTAGGATGTTGACAATCAGGATTATTACAGGGAGTACCACCAATAGTTAAAGGAGCAATTTGAATAGTTGTAGCATTTGCAGCCTGACTATAAAAAGAAGATGCTGCAGGATAAGGGTTTCCTGGAATAACTGCACACATCCAAGCTTCTCTCACAGCATGAAAGTTGTCTGGTAACCTTGCTTCAAAGTCTTCTATAAATAGAGCCTCTGTAGTAATCTTATATGTTGTTCTTCCCATTTTCCTAAGACACTTATCTAAGTATGTAGGAAATAGTAAATCATCTACAGCACCAGTATCGAAGTAACTTTTAAGCTCTTCTTTTACTGTAGCGTATAGTGGTTCTGGGGATACAAAATCGTATTTATAATAGTATGACATAACTTATTTTTTCCATTCGTGATAGGTCTGTTGATATTTAGGATCTGCTTTTATATAATGAGAAAGGTCTCTGGAAGTTCTTCTAGATGGTTTAAAATACCATAAGTCTGAGTTTCTAAATCTTGCTGTAGATTTAAACCACATCCAACCAAAAAAATAACCTTCTGTATGATAGTTAAAGTTATATACAACTTTTCCTTTCTTTCGTGTCTTCTGCCAATCAATAGGAAGATTTACAAACTCCTTTCCATTGATGTCTTTAGTTTTTCTTCTTTTCTTCTTATTAATTGAAAACTCTCCAAAACCAGTTGGAAGCTTTTCTTTCTCTCCTGTTTCTAAAATATAGTGTTTGAATGACTCATTGAAACCATACAGGATATTTCTCCACTCATCAAAAGTTAGAGATATTAAAGGGTGCTTCTTACAGAAGTCCTCGTAATTCTTTTTACTTGCACTTCGCCAGTCAACTGCTACTCTTGACATATATAATTTATTACTGAGTTGGTTGGGCATTTGGAGCTTGTCCATCTATGCCTTCGTTACTCATGTCGGTTTTAATTTGGAAATATGTAGCTAAGAGTTTTTGTGATACTAATCCTAAAGCTGAAGACTCTAAATAACCTGGTAGAGCATACTCTTTATCCAAAGGGTTTTTACAATATTCTTCATCTGTAACATCCACACCACCACAATCACAATCTGGATACATAATTTCACTAGGTACATCTTCTTCAAAAAATGCAGATAGTCTGATTGCTTTTAGTAAAGGATTGTTTACATATAAGTATCCATTAGATATCCAGAAGTAATAATCATTTTTTACTATTGGTAGTTTCAATAAATTCAAATATCTATTTATAGTTATCTCCTTTAATTTAGTTCCTCTTCCTCCCATAGCATCTACAGAATATACACCCTGTATTACATATTGGTAGTTACCTTCCGATATTCTAGGTAGTTTATGTGCAGTTCTGGATACATTACACTCGTCTGCATACTCACAACATTCTGAGATGGGAACTTCTTTCATCTCTAGACAAGGAATAGTGGTATATAATGTATCACTAGCCCATAGTTTTCTTAAATTGGTTTCTCTTTTTATCAACATTTGAGATGTGTTTCTTATCTCAGAAGCAATAACTCTATCTGTTATCAAAGCATCTGTTGATAAAATCTTATGTGTACCTCTCACATCCGAAACCAATTTTCTTAATGTTGCCATTGTTTTATTTTTTATAATTACCGAAGCCTTTTATTCCTCCCTCTTGGTCAGCCTCTCTCATATAATTCTTTTTCATATTATAAGGACGCACCTTGGGAGCTTTTACATTCTTGCCTGGTGTAGGCTTTCCATACTTTGTTGCCATAATTATATTCTTTCTTCAAATTCAGCAACCTTGCCAACTTTACTATCGTAAACTAAAGCTAAGGCAGCTCGTACACTATGTACAAAATTATTATCTTTATGCCACCTATCTGTTCCAGATAAACTAGGCATTTGTTGTATCCTAACTCCTTTTATCTCTTTGGCCATATAGTGATGTTTATCACCTGTATGAACTTCTCTATATGTAGCATCACCAAACCACTTACTATATTTTGGATGCGTTGCAAACAATAATGGTAATGCATCAATTTTACAATTACCATGATGGAAGCCAATAAACGTATTACCTACTACAGTAGCTTTTACTAAACCTTCTTCTCTTACAAAAGATATATTCTTATCTTCCTTAAAATATATGTCTAACGCATGGGCTAAGTAATATGATTTAGTTCTATCGTGATTACCTTGTACTAAAATAACCTCAACATGTTTAGAATTAGTCTTTAACATTTTAATAGTATCTACTAAAAGATCAAATCCCATCTCGTACTCTGACGCATAATCTAATATTATATCTTGAGGAGTACCATTAGTTGTAGTGTTCTGATAATTATCTGTATGAAAGAAATCATTAGATATAGGAAACACTACTTTATTTATATTGTAAATAGATCTAACTTTATGAGTTAAAGCTTCTGCTATTTTTACAAATCTATTAGCCCTAGTTTGTGGATCATTATCTCCATCAACATATCTTTTAGCTAAGTGGTAATCTGATAAAGATAACTCAATATCTACCAGAGGTTTCAGCTCCATCTGAGGAGCAGGAATAGGAATGTAGTTTGACTTATAATTCTCTAGGAACTTGCTGAAGTCATCAGCTGTATAATCTTTTGGACCTTTTCTTTTAGAAAAGATTGAAGATGTAAACTTCCCAGTGGGAAGAACTTTAGACCAATAGTTAGTAATTATATACTTTTCTAGATCTATCTTGTGTAATTGTGCTAACTCTATATCACTTTTTGGTTCGAAGTCTAGAGTTATTGTACTTTCAATTGTGCCCTGTTCATTGCTAACTTTTCTTACTGCTTCCTCAAGCTGTTTACTGTTTGTTGCCCCATCTAGAAATTTATTACTGTCGTCATATTTCTTTCCTTTTAGTTCCTTTTTCAGCTCTTTTACTTCATTAACTGTAACGTTTAGCTTTTCTGCATACCACTCTTCACTTCTTTTTCTTGTTAACAACTCTTTAAGTTGATTAAGAAGACTCTGATTCTCAGACATATGTATCGTATTTAATTAGAAAATATCTCAAAGATAGATAAATTATTTAACTTAACATAAAAAACTTAACCATGAGAGTTATTCTTTATAACTAATTTGGTTATATATAAAACTCCCTAGGGGCGTTTTGCCCCTGGGAGAAGTTCTCTAAAACCAACAAAAGAGAACTTTTTATTCTATCTCAACATCACTTCCACAACATGCGTCATAGATCCATGAAAACTCAAAGTCTACTCCAGACGATCCTACCCACTCAAGATCTTCAATAACACATGGGTTTATTAATGTATTCCCTGATATCTCGTAGTTGCGTATTGATAATGTACCTTGATTATCGTTTCCATTATTTTGTGTGTTTATCATTTGTACAGTGTTTCTTAGAGTTATTATATCTGGATCAAAAAAGAACAACTGCATGTTGCTCAAGGGACAAGGAAAGTCTGGTTCAGTTATCACTAACGGTGTATTGCTAGCAATAAATATCGATCCTACTTGAGCATCTTGATTTAGATCTAAATTCCCTATTAAGCTCCCATTTAGAAATACATCAAAATTGTCATCCCTGGATGCGTTTTCATTACAAACCTGAAAGACAGTGACATTATTTGGACAATTTGGAGCTGCGTCTAGTTCTTTATCTATATAAGTATTACAGTCAGGACTATTAGATATAATTCTAACTACAGCAGTTCCAAAAGGAACGTTATATGAAACAAATCCTGCAAGTAGTTGATTACTTGTTACATCTATTTCAAAAGCTTCAGTAAAACCATCAACCTGAGAAAACAAGTTAAAAGGTCCAGCATCTGCTCCTATGTTACTAGCTTGTATTAGTATTGCCATTTTATATTTTTTTAGGATACAGAAGGACTACAAAGAGTAGTACAACATAAAACTTCATATCCATTTAAAGCTATCTGAACTGCTGCTACACTTGTGTTAGTTGTACTCGGTCCTATTTTATACCACCCTGCATCCAATGCTAATAGACTTGCTGTTGCTGGGTCTGGATCATCATATAAAAAAGACCCAACAGGTGGAATATAATTAAAACTATCACCATTGTGCCAGTACTCAGTTACCGGTGTTGTAGATATATCTGAACATGCATCTGTAGCATTATTATGAGGTGCTGGAGCACCAAAAAGTCCAAATCCAGATGTATACTGTGAAACAATTGATGCTTCAACATAATTATCACAGTTAGCATTATTATTTTTTATTCTCACAATAGTAGTTCCAGTAGGAACAAGACTTGTAGATATGTTATAACCTAATGTACTTGTTAGAATAGTTATAGAAACATTCGTAGCAAAGGGCGTTGTATAAAAATTTGCATTTGAATATAGATCAACTGGTCCTGAACAACTGCCTGCGGATTCTAGTTTTATTGTTAGTGTTGCCATTTTATAATTTTGTTTTATGGATCTGGACAATCCTCAACGTTAGTAATACGTCCATTTGTATCAATTTTTATAAGCCAACTTCCTGGATTGGGTGTAGATAGAGACAGTTGAAACCTGTACCATTTGTTGTCTCCGTTAAATGTTTGAGATGCTGGAAATATTACATCATATGTAAAATCATTTATTTGTGGTTCAACAAGTGATCCATTTTTCCATAGGAATGCAGCAAGGTCAGCACTACATAAACCAATATTTAGATTTGAACTACTAGTTATTGATCTTATACCAGCTGCAAGAGATGGACTAGATTTTGTAGTAGTAGTTGTCGTAAGTGGAATTTGAGTTGTTGTAGTACCAGTAAGTGTTATAGTAGGATTATTTAAGGAACAATCACATGTAGTAGTAGTAGTTGTTGTTGAAGAAGAGCTGGTACTGGTTGTAGTGCTAGTAGAACTAGTAGAACTAGTAGTTGTTGTTGTAACTTCTTTATAAGTGTCAGCTATAAAGGAGAAGTCTACATCAACCCCTGCTCCAGTATAATTAGGACTTAGGGCAGTTACAAAATTATCAGTACAGAAAGTACATATATCCTGTCCTTGATATAGTATTCCGTCTTTTTGAATTGTATTGATAAAATTGTAAACTCCTGTTCTGTTACTATCTATTGTAGCAGAAACTACATCTCCTGGTAAGATTTGAATAGTTCCACTTTGTGAAGATGCATTACCTGTAATAGTTGCATCTACAACATTATTTCCATTAACATCTATTTTTAAGTTGCTGCTCTGTGGTTCTGGTGCAATTAAAGAATTTGGAGTATTAGTTATAAGCTCCCAGTTAAGTCTGTTAGGAGGCTGTTGTGTTGTAGTGGTTGATGTAGATGTTGAAGTACTTGTAGTAGTTGACGTACTAGAACTACTTGTTGTAGTTGTTGTAGGACAATTAGTTGGTAGGTCAATACAATTATCACATGTACCAACAGAGCAGACTCTTATAATAGTTGCTCCTGTAGGAAGTTCAATAACATATCCATTAGTTAAAGTTAAAGCAGGAACTTGTGTTTGAAATGGAGTAGTATATCCATTTGCATCTGAGTATAAATCAAAAGGTCCAGCAGAGCCTCCTGGGGGTATGGTTATGTTTATTTGTATCAACATATCTTATGGTGTTGTTGTTGTTGTGGTAGTTGTAGTTTGTTCTAATACAATATCAAAACTATTTTCACATAATGAATCTGACGTTACTCTTATTATAGTAGTAAAATCAGGAACTACAGTACTAGTATAGCCAGCTAATAAATTAACTTTAGTTACACCAGTTTCAAAAGCAGCAGTGAACCCATCTACATCTGAGAACAGATCGAAGGGTCCAGTATTGTTTCCTGCAGTTGTTAGTTTAATAAATGCTTCCATTATGATCCGCAACAAGTATTTAGTGTGTTATTTATATTTATAACTTGCTCTTTTATAGCAGAAATATCTGATGTATTAGTTGCTTGTTGAGTCTTCAATATACAAAGAAGTTCGTCAATTTTAGACAAAGCAACGTTTAAATCATCACAAGGTTCTACATTAGAACAAGGTAATATTGGTCCATTGTATGTAATAGATTTTGAATAATGTATTCCAGTTTGACATGGATCATTACTTACAGAAGTAGAACAACCACAAGTAGTGTTCACTGCTATATTTGTACAACAAGGATTAGTGGGTAAGTATGCCATTGTTTTTAGTATTAAGGTATGTAAATTATATAATATGATCCAATTCCAGGTTGATAATTATTATGTGGTAATCCTCCACCAGTAGGATTTATTGTAACAGTTGTAGCTACAGTTTGACTAACATCAGTAGTTTTTCCTACAGTAGATGTAGTACTTGTTCCTCTAAGTGCATATCCTAAGTTACCACCTGTGCCTTTTGCCTGGCGAATATAGTTACTGCTTGTAGGAGGATCTGTTTCATTTGAACTTCCCATACTTGCAACAAGGTGGCTGTGAGAAGCTGGACTAAGTGAAGCTGCTACAGTATTAGTGTGTGTATGTGAAGGTATTTGTGCTGTTGTTAATACAACTTGATTTGTTCCAGTAAGGTCATTTAGGTTATATGTAGGATTTCCACTAACAGACGGATCAACTATGTTATCCATACTTTGACCTGGCATATCAGTAGCTCCAACAGCTACTCTTCCTCTCATATCTGGTGTACCATTGTTTCCATTACATAGAAATATTCTATCCCAAATACCTATTCCTGCACCTGATGCATCAAATGGTGTTAAGTCTCCAAAGTATGGCTGTGCAGAAAATGGAACCATTCGATTACTAATAAGCTGTTGCTGAGGATTAGTGTTTAAATAGTTTTCTATATACGTATTAATATCAACAATTTGTACGTAGTTGTTTGTAACATCAGTAATAAAAGTGTTCAGTGACTGCTCAACTTCACACAACTTATTTATAGTTTGTTGTAATACATCTGATGTGCTTGTAGTATCTGTTACTCCAGATACACAGCCTACATCATAGTTTACAACTCTTGATCCTGAACCACCTTCTATCTCACTTACTTCTTCCTGTAATTTACAGATAGTTTTGATTATACCTACTAGGTAGTTATTTAAAGTTAATGGGTTACAGTCATCTAGATTAGCCTGCACTGCAGGGCATATATCTGATGGGGGAACTACAGGTGTTATACCTGTTCCGTCTAGTGTAGATCCTAAAAAGGTAATAAGAGCTTGCTCCACAAATGATAGGGAGTCTCCATTCTTTATTCCTAGTATAGGAACGTCTACACCTGTATATTTAACGCACTTGTCTGAAGTAATTTCAGTACATCCGTTATAACAATTTGAGCAATTTTGTGTTGACATAATTTTATTTATTTGTTTATCACACTATGGTGATGTTTGTGTTGCGTTTAGAGAAATAGCACCTGTTCCTGTTACTGTAAAGTTTCCAGCTACTGGACCTATTACTGTTTGAGCAGCTCCAGTAGCGACATCACTAAAACTAGTAAATCCACTAACTTGAAGACCACTTACTGTTAAAGTGTCATTTTGTCCTGGGTTAAGTGATTTATAAGTTGCTAGTAGGTCATAATTCTCTCCGTTTACTAAAGTAAAGTTGTAAGTTCCATTACTGCTTGGATCAGCAAGATAAGTCTCCGAAAACTGGCCGTTTTCACCGTCAAGAGTTACAAAGTTAGTTCCGTCTCCAGTGTCATCAAAGTCTATTATAAGACTTGCAGGTGTAGTTGCAGTACTAATAGTATCATAATTCCAAACACTATTACTTACACCTGTTTGAGTCCAGTTGTTAAATACATATGTATAGTTACTAGATGCAGATACAAGACTTTTTTGAATTGTAGGTGTAGTAGGTGCTACACTAGTAAATAGTTTGTGTTCAACAAAAAGAGTATCGCTTGTTAAATTTTCAGTTGTCATTGTTGCACTAATAACGTCACCTATTGCTGTCATTATTGTGCCACCGTCTGATGTATTAGTTTTGTTTATAACAGAATTTACAACTGCTACGCTATTAACTAATATCTTAAGATTCGCACTCTCAAATAGACCTGCTCCACTTGGATTACTCTTACCACTAAACACCCAATTAAATGCATACTGTTTAGGATCAGCAGTGGTAGTTGTTGTAGTTGTTGGTACTGCAGTGGTGGTAGTTGTTGTTGTCGTAGGTGCTACAGTGGTGGTAGTTGTAGTTGTTGGTGCTACAGTAGTTGTTGTAGTTGTCGTGGGTGCTACAGTTGTTGTAGTAGTTGTTGTTGGAGCAACAGTTGTAGTTGTTGTTGTTGTAGGTGCTACAGTTGTAGTTGTTGTTGTTGTTGGTGTTGTACAATCTCCAAATGCAGTAACTTTATAACTATCTCCAGTTGTATGATCAAAGGTAGAAAGTATTGATGATAAGTCATTACCATTTGCATCTATCTTTGAAAATTGGAATGCATTTGTAGATGATAACGGACCTGAAGAAGCGTTACTGCTAACTTTACCATAAGGAACAGTAACTGCTCCAACTCCAACATCAACAAGTTGATACACTGCTGTATAGTCTACTCCTCCTATATTAAATACTACATCATAGTTGGTATTTGGAACTTGAGACCAGTTGGTATAACTTGTTGTGTTTGTAGTTGGTCCAACGAAAGATGATCGAGCATATAGAGAGGGGGTATTCACACCTACAGGACTTGGTGGGTCTGTATACCAGAAGCTATTATCTGTAGTAGTTAAATAGTCAAACTCTAGACATCCAACTAATGGTGCAAGAGTTGTTGTTGTAGTTGTAGTAGGTGTTACCGTTGTGGTTGTAGTTGTTGTTGGTGCCACTGTAGTTGTAGTAGTGGTAGTAGGAGCAACAGTTGTTGTAGTTGTAGTTGTTGGTGTTGTACCAGTTGCTGCAACAGCACAACCAGTACCAGATCCTGAGTTACTATATCCTGAAGGAACAATAAATGCAAGCGTATAAGAAACTGTTCCAGCAATATATACAGTTGTAATACCCCCACTATAATTGTAACTAGTTATAGCTAGATTGAGTCCATCATATACAACACTTCCATTCAGTGGATCTCCTACAATTCCATCAGGTAAAGATACTGTTAGTAGTGGATCTGTACAAAGGAAAACAGGTAAGGTTGTGGTTGTTGTAGTTGTAGGAGCTACAGTAGTTGTTGTAGTTGTAGTAGTAGGAGCTACAGTTGTGGTTGTAGTAGTAGTAGGTGCTACAGTAGTTGTGGTTGTAGTAGTTGTATTTTGATCATCTGGACATAGATAAAAATCAAGAATACAACCTGCTAACCTAGCTCCTATATGTGTAAATGTTAGTTCATTAATTCTATCACCATTGTTTTTAGGGAATATATTAAATAAACCACGATTTCCTATATCTCCTGCATAAAGCCTTCCTTTAAATATCACACTACCATCTGTCTCATTAGAAACTATAAAACTATCAGCATTTTCTCTACACACCTGTATAAATTCTATATTAAGATCTACGTCAGCTGTTACTCTTACTGTTTCATATATTCCTGGATTAGGATAATACCCTATACCAGTACAGAAAAATGCTATAGACGATATTGAGTTATCAAATGACATTGTGGATGAAGAACAAGATCCACTACCTAATGCATAACGCCCTTTATTATTATATTGCCTATTGCTGAAACCAATCAAGTCACAAGTTCCAATTCCTTCATTATTGGGAATAAGTTCTGGAGCTGGACCTGGAACATACGTAGCACCACAATCACCACTTGATGATGTCAAAGTTAAGATAGTCCCATTACTTAATGTTTTAGTTCCATTTCCAGTACTAATTCCTGGGAATCCCTCTGGAGCATCAAAGTCATAAGGTTGGCTACATCCACTAGAAGGAGTTAAAGTAGTACTAGTAGTAGTTGTAGTATTACCACCACAATTAGCTTCTAGTGAACCTGTAAATCCTACTTGCCAGTACGCTTCACTTTCACAATATATTATTTTCTGGTCACTTTGTCCATCTATAGTTATATACTCAATTGTATCTGGATCTACTAGTGGACCAGGAGTAATAAACTGCTGTATACCCATTTGTTCTGCAACCATATCTATTCTACAGGCATAACCATATAGATAACAACCAGCTACCACTTGAGCTCCACCAGCATAACATAGTCCTATTATCTTGATAGTTCCATTTATATCTGCGAGGAGGAATGATCCTGAATCTCCTGAATATATAGGATTACAACAATATTCTGTTGTACTCGCATTATCAGGATCTTCTTGAGGAGGTTTAATAAATCTAATAGCATCAGTAAACTTACAATTTACACTAGTTGCTTGTGAACTAGGATAAGCTATATTTTCAAGCGTAGCACCTATTGATTGAATTAACATAGGACAATCTGGTACAATACCTTTAGGTCCAGTAGTTCTTCCAGTACTATATACACGAGGGTTTGTAGCTAATAGATTATCTATTTCTAATGTAGAAGCAAACGGTGGTGGGTTACTACCTAGTATAGACTCTAGTCCTACTTGATTCCATGCAATTGTTGGATTCCATCTTGTCGGATCAATAGAAATTATAGCTGCATCTACCTGATTAAGTAAACCTGTAGACTTTGCATGAATAGGAACATACTGTAAACTTACACCACAGTTATAACTTGCAGGTTTGGATGCACTTCCACCTTCTCCTTGTTGGTATACATAATCTACTGGACTATATTCATTTACAAGAGCTCCAGTAACACTTCTATCAGATGTATAAAATGCATCTTGAATAGTAACGTGATTATTTGTTAAACCAACTGAACAGCCTGTTTCTGAATGTATAACTACACCTCCAAGAGTACCTACACTAGTTCCATTATTTCTACTAGAAAAAGAAATACCACCTTGTAAATGTTGAAAGAACTGTCTGTTTGCTAGTGAAGTGTTATTTGTTTGTCCACAAGTTGTAGAACACGTACCTATAACTTCATGCTTCGCTATTTCTATTACATCTGTTTTTATACTTTTTCCAGATACTATAACACGTGATGGAATATGTTCATTTATTGAAATCTCAGAAAGAGGCTTCTTTTTTTCTACAGCTATAACTATAGCAAAGTCACCTGTCCACGTTCCATTAACAACTTTTCTTCCCCAAGCAACACTAGTTACATTAGGAAGTTGCTGAGACAACTCTAATATTCTATCTTTTATTTCTTGTGTTAATAGTCCTTTCATATCTATGTGTTATGCTGGTACTGACCCTGCACTAAATTTAGTAAATATTGTTCTTACACCAGGCGTAGATGTAGTAGTGGTAGTTGTTGTTGATATATCAGGATCTGTTGTAGTAGTGGTAGTTGTACCAACTATAGCAAATCCATCATTTGTTCTACATAATGGTAAACTTCCTGAACTTCCACCAAAGTATTCAGATTCGTTTGCTACTTCTTCCCAAACATGTGTTTGTAGATTAACTCTATATAATCTATAAAATCTAAAAACTCCTTCTGTATTACTACCTAAAGTTACATATAAATAATCATCAACTACAGCCATGTCTCCACCACTGTTCCAATTACCAACTGGTCCTGGAATCTCTACTTCTAGATTACCTGTGTCATAATCAAACTGAGCAAGTATATATGGTTGAGTTCCATAATCAGATTTGACTGCTATAAATTTATTTGGTGTTCCATCTTCTTTAAGGGTAACCACATGTTCACCAGAACCATTAAATGGTTCAGGTATAAGGAATTTAAGTGTAACTGCTAATGTTGTAGATCCCTCTACAAATTCAGCTTCAAACACTTGTTGACCTCCTCCATCAAAGGAAGAGATACCGTACGATAGTACCATTAAGTTGTCATTAACCGTACTTACTCCAAAGTAAGTAGGAGGAAATATATTAGGTAACTCACTTTGATTTATAGTATAAAGTATACCCTCCCATGTAAAGTTTGAAGGTGTACCACTTGGTAATGTGGTATCATAACTCCATCTTGTAAATTGTGAAATTGCATCTCCTTCTGCATCTTTATTGTTAACTTGACCAATAAAATAATTATTAGTAATATCTGAATTAGGTAGTTGGAAATAGCTACCTCCTGGAAGAGCAATTTCCTCTATGGTATTTGTTACAATATTTTGTGAATAAACTCTATTATAGCTTCCCTTCAAATTCTCAGGGGCACATATTCCATCACTACAGCTCTCTGTAACGTTACGAGTAAATATTCTTGAGCAACTTAAAGGAGGAGTGACACAACCAAGCAGAATTGGTCCCCCAGTTGGTGCATTACCGGATATAGTTATAACAGTAAAGTTGGTAGGAGTTGTTACAATAAACTCTCCATCACCTTCTGTATTGTAATCTGGCACACCTCCACCTATTCTATTTCCTTGTACTTGTACATTACATCCATTACTTATTGATATAGAAGGTGTTCCTGCATTTGTAGTAATTTCATAAACGTCCCCAGCACTAAAGTCAGGTTGAGTATTAAGTACAGCAGCTCTAATAGGAAGATTATTAATAGGACTTTCAAAAGTTAGAGTAATATTAAAATCATTACCTTGAACAGTTTTTAACTTATTAGTTGCAGCTGGATTAGATAATCCACTACATCCGCCATTAGGCACACCTCCAACTGGATCTCCTGGTAGTAATGCTAAGTAGTTATCGTCAGCAGTAGCTGTAACCTGAATTCCCTGATATGTAAAAGTAACAGGCCCAATGTAGAAGAGGTTATTTCTATCATCTCGTTCAGTTAGTGCAGGTATCCAAGTAGCCTCACAATCAGGATCTGTTAATTTAATACCAACATTTGCACAACCAGTTGATGTATGTATCCAAACACTATCGTCAGCCACTGTAGTTTCTAATGTAGCATTATATGGTGCTGTTTGACTTATGTTATATACTTCAAGTGTTTCTGGTTGAATTACTTGTATTAATCCATTTACACCCCATACAGGCATAGCTTTAGTTGAACCAGTCCATGTAGATGTAAATTCAGGAACACCAGAATTCTGTAAGTTGATTATAGGAGTGAGAGGATTTGGCGACCAACTACCAGAAGAAGGTAAACCTGGATATTGTTTAATTCGATTTGAGGCATTGAAATCACTTTGGTTTTCATAATATCTACTAGAAAGAATAACATCACCATCATTAGTAATAAACATACCTGTAAGCTCTGTTGTGTGTCCAGAGGCATTACCAAAGCTAACAGTGGCTTCATCACTATTATTAGATTCAGTTAATTCAATATCTCCAACTGTAGAAATGTCCCATTCGTAAACACCCATAGCAACATTTCCATTAAATCTATCACTAAACCCTACAAGTAATGTGTTATTATCAGAGGTTGTAGCTATTGTAGATATTTTAGTTCCCCATATACTTTTGTAATTAAGTGAACTTACAGCAATCGTTATTTCTCTAACATAAGATAAAGTTGGTACAGGACCAGATATAACTATGTCCCACTCTCTAATGTATGCCACTGTATTATCAGTTGTAACACTAGCCAACCATAACTTATCTTCTGTAGAGCAGATAGGTCTGTTGATTCCTACAGTAGTTGTAAAGTCATTAGGTACAAGCACAGGACTTGAGGAATTAGTATTAAAGTCATATACAGCTATTTCTCCAGGGTTACCTCCATAAGTTGACCATGTACATGGTGAGAATGCTGGATAATTAGTACTTGTTGTAGTACTTGTTGATGATGACGTGGTTGTTGTTGTTGTAACATCACAAAGAATAGATCCAGAAAAATCGCAATTTGGTATAGCACAAGAATAAATATCTGTTGTATTAGGTGTACACAATGCACCTAAGTCCAACAGTCTAACAGTTATAGTTCCATCAGGGGCTAATGATGTTTCATACCCAGACAATAGATCCGCTTTAGTCACACCTGTCTCAAATGGAGTAGTAAACCCATCTACGTTCGAGTATAGATCAAAAGGACCTGTATCTGCACCTGCAAAACTTAATGTTATTATTATTGTCATCTTTATCTACAATTTTTGATTTTACTAAACTCCATATCCAAAGCTTATTAATGTATTTCTTATTTCATCATACCAGTACTGCTCTGGGTTAGCAGGATTATTATCTAGATCCTCTGACCATGCAAATCTTGTAGGACTTGCACTTGGGTAGTTTATTAGATTATCTGTAGAACTGTTGTAAGCACTAGCAGGAACATTACCAATACTTGCAACTACAGCTACACCATTATTTCCTGCATTAAGAAGTCCTTCAGGTGAAACTAGAGGTTTTATTGTTGAATCTGTATATATAGGTGTAGCTTCAGGATGGAAAAACTTAGCTCTATATATATTAGTGTTTCCTGCTGCAGCTTCTATATTCGTAACAAAAGTTCTTACACTTGATATATCATCTACTATTCTTGAATTTGTTTGACTCGCTCGAGTTGACCAGGCAGGTCCTGAACTTCCGAACTTACCATCCATATTATATCCTATACCTGACTCATCACCAAATGCCATAATTACTAAATTATCTGCATCAGGAAAATATCCTGTTGGGCCTATAGTGTCCCCAAAACCTTTGTTTGAGAGCATTTGAATTTGTCTCTCTTCACCACTGTGACACCAGTATACACGAGCTTCAAACTCATCACTACCGTTAGTAGCTCTGTCTGTATTTCCACTTGCTTCAGTTCCACCTGTTGCATAAAAATCTTGAAGTAAGTTTCTTAAATTAGATGGGTTTTGGTAATCAGTAGTTTTCTGAGCATCTGTTAAATTAAAAGTAATAATACCATTAGGTCCCTGGAGAATGTCCGCTGTTGTTGCAACAGGGCTTCCATTAATGTCTACAAGATTAAATGTGATAACATTTGATCCTGTAGCAATAAAAGTTCCTGCAGGTATTGCAGGATGTATAGCTTCCATACCAGGTACAAGACATAAATATGCCTTACTTGTAGTGTCTCCACTAACAGCTGACACAGTAACTTTATTAGCCTGATTACCTTGTGATAGTTGGATTGTTGTTGATCCTGCTGTTAAACTAGGTGAAACTAGACACTTTACACCTGTAACACTAGCTATTTGTGCTGTCACTGAAATTGTATCATCCATAGAACCTGAAACATCACTCCAGAAAGTAAAGTATGAGTTTCCTGTGACTTTTATTAGAGTAGTAGTAGTTGTAGTGGTAATAGGATTGGTAGTGGTAGTTGTTGTTGTGCTTGACGTACTTGTACTAGTTGTACTAGTTGTACTAGTTGTACTAGTTGTACTTGTACTTGTACTTGTACTAGTAGAACTAGTTGTGGTAGTAGTTGGTGTTGTAAAACATCCTTCCACTCTACAGTCTGGATAGATTGTACTAGTTGTAGTAGTAGTTGATGATGTACTAGTTGTAGTAGTACTAGTAGTACTAGAGGTACTAGTTGTAGTTGTTGTTGGATTAGGACAAGGTTTGATTGCACATGTAGTTATTTCACATACAGTTGGTTCGTTACAGAATGGTACACAACCAGCTGTAAGACGTATTACCTTACTTGCAATGTCTTCTGTAGATACACTGTTGCAACCTTTTGCATAATGACTGTCACAAAATCTATGTTGTAATATACGTTTATAGACTAACAGTTCTGAAATCTCACTAACAGCTATGGGTCTGTTTAACATAAATACAATATTGTTGTATAAGTTATTCCCTAGCTCTGCAAGTTTACAGTCTATTTTTCGTAATAGATCAGGAATGTTTGCACACTCCTTACAATTCGTTAGTCTTGGTGAGATCATATGTCTTACTTTTTACCTTGCTGTTTTTCTAACTTAGCTTTACAGGTAGCACATAGACCATTTGAAAGTCTACAGCCACATCCCACTTTTGCTCCACATCCTGCACACTGTGCCATAATTAAATAAAGTTTATTTGGTAGTTGTTTCCAGTACAACCACAATTTGATTTTATAAATGTATCAAGCATATTACTAGCTTGATTGTATAGTTTTAAAGCTTCTTTCTCAGCACAGTTATTAGCAGCAGCTAATGACCCTTGAATAAAGAAGTTAATTGTATTTAAAGTAACGTTAGACTGTGTTCTCAGAGCACTGTCACACTCCATCATATTTAACTTTAAAAACGCATCGTCAAACTTTTGTTGAAGTTTATCAATACGCATTATAGTCTTTTCTACATAATTCTTGTAGGCAGGTGCCACAGAGTATTTCAGATAGTATATACCATCTGGAATAGGTTGTTTGCATCCAGCTTCAGTAATTCCTAAAGTATCTGACGCAAAAATATTTGTTTCTAAAGGTTTGAAAGGTAAGACTTTTGTTCCAAATCCAGGTATCTCTATTTCAATCGTAGGTGATGAGACCAACGGTGGATCATCTGGATACACTGATGCATCAGTAACTGCTAATAAATTAACACTATAACTAGGAGGAACAATAATATCTAACTGTAAAATAGCTGACATAAGAATTATTTAAAAAAAATACCAGAGGATTGAGTATTTAATCCTCTCACCTCTGGTATTATAGGTTAGTATTGTTTTATGTAACTCTGTTTATTAGGCAGTAGTGGTTGTAGTTGTAGTTGTAATACAAACATTATTATCAACAACAGTTCCAAGAGCAGCCACTAGGACAGCAGATACAGCTGTAGATAGTCCAGCAGAAGAATCTTCATTAGGTACAGCAATTATTACAATATTGTCCATGTGGATATAATCACCCCATTGGTAAGCAGCTTTGTCATATTCATTGAATCTGATTGTGTAGCTATCGTACACAGCTCCATCAGTTACATAAGACTCAAAGTTCTCATTGTAACCACCCATTCTATAAAGAGATTTTAAATACCCAGCTTGGTAGCTATAGTAGTTAATTTCTGCTTGCTTCCATTCAGTAGATAATCCTGAAGGGTAAGTAGAATTTTGGATGATAGAAGAAGTTGCAACAATGTTACATGCATCAGCTACGATAAAGTCAGCAGTAGTAGCTGGTCCTTCGTATACAAATGCATTAAAATACATTCTGTCATATTCAAATGGGAATGCAGCGATATCACATGGTTGACCATATTGTGTTAATGGTTTTCCGTGGATTCTAAGTTTAGTTCCACCTACATTTTCAAAAGTATAGAAACTGCTGAAAGAAATATTGTCTGGATTGTTACCAGGAGCTTTCTTGTTAAAAGCAGCAATAAGTGAATTGATTAATGCATTAGTGTCAACATCAGTACATACATCACCACCACACTCACAACATGGAGCTTGGACAGTTACCGAACGTGTAAATCCGTTGAAGTATAACGTATTAATATAATTTGAAAAAGCTCTAAGCGTTACAGTTAGTATTTCACCACATTGTACTTTGAAGTCTGTGATGTCAGTAATCTGATTAGCTGCAGTTGCACAACCAGAAACTTTATACCATTCTGTTACGTTAGAGTTACAAGATGCACCAGCTGTTGGGCATCCTTTAATTTTGTCAGATCTTTTAGATCCTTGCAAATAAGTATTTGCTCTACCTTGTGCGACATAGAAATATGGTGAAGCAGCAATATCTGAAGCATCAACTGCTGCATATGTATTGCTAAAAAAACCAACTTCACCAGCGGTCAAGTCTTGGGTAGATTTCGAACCAGAGCTAGGTATTGTAGAACCTACTGGCACCACGAATAACGTGGTTAATGCGAATGTACTCATAATTTAATTTATATTTAAGGGTTAATAATTATTCATTTGTTTGAATTCTAAATTGTGCACTTTGTACAGCAGCAGCATTCTCTGTGTACATAGCTAGATTCTGAACTGTTAAATCTACAACTTCATCCTCTAGATATTCTTCTAGTTCACAATTTACGTCTGTAGATGGTGTACCATCTAACATAATATATCCTGATTTATTTATATATACAGGATATCTCATATACATTATATATATCATTGTGGGGGTAAATGTACCGTCCGTATAGACACTTAGACTATTAGAAGACAATGAATTCATTGTTTCCTGATACTCAAAGCTTGGTTTATAATGATCATTGTTAAGTAATAAGGAGATGTCTCCATGTTTACTTAGATCTTTATTAATCCAAATCTTACGATCTTTGCATCTTCCTTTATCAGCTAGCAAATAACTATCTACATAGAACATGTATTTAGGCTTGAGTTGTGTAAGGTCAGCATCCCACTGATGTAATTGTGTATTAGTTTCTACTAATTGTAATGGTTGATTTGTAAAATCTACAACCAAGTTTTGTAAATCCTCATACCTTTTTTTAAACGCATCAAAACCTAACCTGTTAGGAATTGGAAAACCATCAACTTTTTGTTTTATCAACTTAATCTGAGCTTCATTCAAACTCAAGATTTTGTCTTCTAGTGCAATTTGTTGATGCTCGTTAGTTGATAGTTTATTTAGTTTTTGATCAATCTTATATAATAAACTATCGACTGGTATCATATTTAACTAGTTTTATAAAAAACTAGCTACTTATACTGCAGCTAGTTTCTTAGATTTTAATTTCTTTTCGAGTACTAGTAAGTCATCTTGGTGATCTTCATCAATTAGATACTTAACTAATTCATCTTCATCCATTGCTACTTCATACTCTCCTTCGTATATCTTACCGCTCGGTTTGATTCTATAGATAGAATGTTGAATAGCTTGTTTAACTAAATCTTTAATATGTAGTAAATTATCTTTCATGTCTGCAAATCTGCCAAACACTTCTACAGGATTTAATCCTTTGAAAGAACCACTTTTAACTTCAGATTGTTTTAACATGTTATCAACTAAATTATAAACAACTTCCTCTTTGGAATCTGATGTAACTGGTAATCCGAGTAGTCTTGCAACTTTTCTCTTCTTCTCCATACTCATGCCATCGAACTTAATGATAGCTTTATTAATTTGTTGTTTCTTTTTATAAACTATTTGACTTTCAATCTCATCATTTACAACATAAAACTGTGTATCTGCTGGAAACTCACCTCTTTCCCATGCTTGGTAAGAAGATGCAATAGTTGGATGCACTCTTAACCATGAAAAAGAAAGTTCTTGAATAGGTACAGTTAAATCGTAAAGATTATCTCCATCTAAAAGTTTAATTGCTTTTACATGTAAGAGATCTTGTGATCCACTTGATAGTCCGTAGTTCCAAAACTTTGATCTTGGTCCTAAATCTATATCTCCTAGAGCAGCTTGAAGTTTATCTTTAAGCTCAGTAACTCTCTCTATCTCCAGTTCTTTTTCAAGAGGATCTTGAATCCTTTTAATATACCCAGCTTCAGGATCTAAACCTGTTCGGTACTTACCATCTAATTCCTTGTAAGGGTACTTAAATACCCCTGTTCCAGGAATCCTTGTCATACCTTGTTTAGATAGACCACTTTGAAGGGTCTGTAGTTGACTGCTATTATACTCTTTCTTAATCGTAGAGATTTTTCCTAATTTACCCATAATGTAGTTTAATTAATTATTCTTTTTGGTTTTATTTTACTTAGTAGAGTGATCCAATTGAATGGGTAGAAACTTAATTCGTCACTCTGATTGAGAAGCCTGTCCCCTCTGAGGAGGGACAGTGTGGGTGAGGGGACTACTTCTCTGTGAAGGGTGAGTATTACGCTAGCAATAAGTCACCTATTCTGTTTTTAGAACTGTGGAATTTCTTCAATAAGTACAGTTCTTGATAAATCCTCGATAAATACATCGCATCTATCTTTCATCCAGATTTCGTATCCTGGGAATTTATTAGCAGACTGCATTCCTTGAGACTTAGCAAAGCCTAGGTGGGAACGAGTTCCGTCAATATAACCCCAAGTCATAGAAGGAGCACCCTTCATACGAACTTCTCGGATGTTGTTTACCATTGCACCATCAGATAGTGGAGAAACATCAAACACCATAAATACTGGAGTAGATTTCATGTTTTGTCCAAACTCTAAATTAGTTTGTGGTAAATCAAGTTCTTTCAAGTGAATTAATTCAACTCGACCTGTCTCTCTTGTAACCATTGCATCAAATGCAAAGTTATAAGTGATATTTTGTCCTTCTCCTTGCATGTATCTGTTTCCAGAATCTGCAACGAAAGTAAGACCTGAATTAAGTGCATCGTCTTTAAGAGCTTGTTGGAATACATCGAATCCAGCCTCATTAGTATACATCTTAACTCGTCTATCTTTAACATCCACTCGTCTATAGAACAAGTCTCCAAATACTGAACGAATCAGGTTTGCAGAGAACTCACCTCTATTGTATTGTACTAAGTTTCCGTTATTTCTCATTCTGTGGTATACACCAGCAGAAGTTCTTTTTAAGTTTTGTTGTGAACCATTAGTTTTAACAGTACCTGGAGAAGCCCAGATCATTCTTTTAACTTTTAGTTCTAGCATAGACTTACGCATCCAGAACTCAATAAATGGCTCCCACTTAACATCTTCTCTTCTTAAAGGAAGTTGATTACGTCTTTGTGGAGCATATACTAAGATATCTAGTGGCTTACCAGCAGAATCACGCAACATTTTGTCATCAGCCCATTCTGTAATTTTGTGCTCATATCCATATGCAGAACCTAGTGATTCAAACATAGTGATTTCTTCACCTAATTTAGGAAGGCCTAATAGATCTTGATCAAATTCACCGATAGCAGCATCTACTAATTCTAATTCAACACCTTGTGTTAAGAATGTAGGATTAACAAAGTCTACAATTGGATTATCACTTACTAGTGTGAATTTGTAAATCCATCCCATGTTCCATGGTTGTGGATCTTTAATTACGTAGAAACGTGGTCCATATTGACGTGTTCCTACAGAGATGATAGCATTCTTGGAGAATTCGTTAGAACTTAAGATAAGCTCAAACTCTTGTCCATCAACACCAACTTTACCTCCAGCATCAATCACATCTTGTGTAGATTTTGGAATGTCAATAATTTTAGGGAATTTGTAAGGAACTGCGATATTCCATTTCCATGCATCGCTGTTATTATCAATAAAGTAAGGTGTACTCTTATTGATCATGTCTAGAAAATCATTGCTATACAATGAAGATTGAGTATACAGACTGATAATCTTTTTATCATAGTCTGCAGGCTCAGTAGAGTGAAAAGACTCTAGGTGGTTTGCATCTGTAAGTTTACCTACAGCACGTGCGTCCATAGACGCTACACGAGCATAAGTAAAACCAGTTAAACCTGGGATTGTTTGAATTGCCATTTTTATTTGTTTTTTATTATTAATTTAAATTTACAAGAACCATGAATTAGGTTTCTTATTGTTACTACTTTGTTTTTGAGAAGCAACAGTTTTAGCTTTTGTAACTTGTCTTGCAACTTCTCCAAATAACTGGTTAGACTTTTTAGTCACACCTGCTCTTTGTATCGTAGATAACGTTGGATCTTTTTCTAACACCTTTAGTAGTAATCCCACTTTTACTTTTAATTCATGATTCTCTGGTCTTTTCAAATCTAAGATAGAACGATCAAAATCTGTTAGGGTATCTCCACTTGGTGTTTTCCATTTATCCACTAGTAAGAAGTCTTGTAGTTCGTTTGCTAAATTAGAGTTGATAGGTATACCATCGAACTCTTTTTCTTTTACTTTATCTGAAAGTATAGTCTGAACATTAGTAACATACTCTTGCTTAATAGCATTTTTTGTTTGTAACTCTTGTTGAGACTGTGCCTCTAGTTGTTGAAGCTTTTTAGCTTCCTTTTTTACTAGTACCTTATGGTGTCTAGTTGATACGGATTCTAGATCACCGTAATTTTGTAATCTTTCAATTTCTTTATCTATGTCTTCTGTTTCGAACCCTTGATCAGAAAGTGCTTGTTTCATCACTTGTTTTTGATTGTTTTCTTTGCTCAAGTCCATTTCAGAAAAGTTAACAATATTATTGTAAGTTCCGAAATATTCTTTTGGGTTTACACCTTTTACAAAGATTGATTCAAACGCTTGTTGATAATCTTCACCAAATTGACCTATGAATTGTTGAACTAAATCTTGTGCTCCCTTTTTCTTTTCAGATTCAAAACGAGCTAAGAAGTCTTCTGGTGATTCTATGTTTACCTCTTCATCTTCTTCCTTGTTAAATACTCCTAGTTCAAATAGGTCATTTGCTAAAGCTTCAAAATTAGGGGCAGTTGCATCAGATTCGTCATCTTCCACCTTATCTAGAACATCAGGTTCTGGTTCAACCACTGGAGTTTCCTCTGTAGTTATTTCTTCCTCTTCTGTATCCGGAATATCACTTAAGAAGTCAGCAATTAGAGATTCTCCAGTTTGCTTTTCTTCTTCAGTCTTTCCGTGTACACTTTTAGGAGGAACAATATCTTTACCTTTGGGAGCTGTCTTTTCAGGGACAGCATCTTCTACCTCTTTGACTATTGGCTCTACTGCTTCTGGATCTGCTTGAGCAGTCTCAGGAGCTAATAAATCGTTTAGTAACTGGGTATCACCAGCTCCACCAACAGACATGGTATCTTGTATGCCAAAGTTACCTTGTGCTTGCATATTATCAGACATATGTAGTTATTTTTATTATAAATTGGTTTTACTTCCGTATTTTACTGTAAATTTAATTCAGTCAGTTCGAATTACAAAACTTTATTTATCTATTTTTGTAAATTCTTGAAATAATATAGCATTAATATTTTCTCTTCTATAATGAAGATAATTATTTAGCTTTTCTTTCTTCCTTTTGCGTTCTCTTTTGCTACAGCTAGATCATTTGCTTGATTGTCACGAGCTAGTTTTATTTTGTCTCGTTCAAGTTGTAGTTTCTGCTGTGATAAAGAGTTTCTATTGTTAATCTCTGCCATCTTTCCTTCAAACTCTTTATTTGCTTTGTTTGTTTCTGCTGACAGTTTAGATAGTTCTATTATATCAGGAGCACCTGAGTTATCAATGTCAGCCCCTACACCTTGTGGATCTTTAGCCATAGCATTAATAAGAGCTATCTCTTTTTTATTAACTCTATCAAGTTCATTTTGTCTATCTGCATTAGCTTGATCTTGCAACTTCATTTGGGCAGCTTGTTGTAATGCAGCCTGGGCTTGTTGTTGTTGAGCCTCTTGCTGTTGTTGCTGCAATTGAAGTTGTTGTTGTTGTTGAGCATCCATCTTATCTCTGAGATCCTTAAATGTTTTCTTCATCTCTCTCATTGATTTGGTGCTGTATAATTCTATTACATCATAAAGCGTACCACCGTTTTGAATAACTGCTTGTGATAATTGTCTAAGCTCATTAAACATTTGAGTGTCTTCAGGTCTATTAGTTAAGAATACTTGAAGATCACGTAATGATAGGTCTGTACCGTTAACTTGCACAAATGCAGACTCACCTTCATTAGTTATATATGATAATGTAGATTGTGGTTTCTGACTTTCTATATATAGAGCTGAATCTACAATTGCTTGATATAATTGTCCTGTTACATACTCATGAGCAACGAATAGAGGCTCTGTCTGAGAGTAACTCTGTTGCATTGCTGTGTTTGTAGCTGTAGCTGTTTCTGATGCAGCTATAGATCCCATACGTTGTTTTGACATACCAATGAGCTCCCAACATTCTACTTTCATTTGTTGTGCTAGGGTATATCTTGATTGTATTTCCTGTGTACGTGTAAGATCTAGTGATGTGAACTGGTTAAATGAACTTGGAGCTTTTAAGTTCTCTGGACTATCATCTACAAATACTACACCCCTATTTCTTGCTTCCATTTCCCACATCTCTAATGCATCTTGTGAGTCTCCATCTTTAGGAATAGGAATGTGGCGTAAAGACATAAGCTGAACTTTACCCATCTCCTTCTCTAGTAACTTATATAATTGATTCATGCAAACATTATAGATAACCTGAAAAGGTTTCATTAAGTCTACTAAAGATTTAGCTTCTGTATTCTTCTGCTCATAAACTGTACCTATAATAGGACAGTAGTCTAGTAGTTTATAAGGTTTAACATGATAGATGTCTGCACCTATTTTAATTCCTTGATACCATTGATTTACCCATCCCCACTCTAGTGAGATTTGTGTAGGCATCATACCATTCTTGTAATTTTCATCTACAAGTGTAGATTGTTCATTACCTAGTTCGTCTAAATATATAAGTCTACCAATTTTCTTTTTAGAAACCCAATAGCTTCTGAGAACTACATACTTGTATCCAAACGCTGACACATTATTAGTTAGACCTAAAAAGTCTCTCAACCCATCATCGTTCTCCTTCATTTCAGACTCTATAATCATACGTGTCTGTAATACTAAAGGATCATAAGTATCGTAAGTAATAGAATCAGCACCTGGTGTAACATCTGGATTAGTAAGGTTAGATTCTGAAACATTTAACAGTCCATAGTTTTCAAGAGATGATCTTAAGTGATCAATCTCTTCTTTAGTTAGTTCTGGAACTGCTTCAATTATTTCTGATAGCTCCATTACTTCTACTGTACCTGCAGCATATGCTCCTTGTTTTCTACCTGTAGGATCAGATATATACTTCTTATTGGGTGTAGTTAAATACCAAGTATTTCTAGGATTACATACTTCTATGTTATATCCTGCCTTAGAGTTATCTTCATAAATGTGATAGAATTGACGTGCAGATATTAGAAGGTCTCTAAATGCTTCCTCTGACTTTTCTTTCATATTAAAGTCTGCTTTCTGTGCAGTAAGGACATGGTTGGCCCACTTTTCTGCTACAGAGGTGTAACTATCAAGTTGATCTTTTACTTGATCAAATGTAAGTTTCTCTAAATCTTCTTGACTTATTTCTTCTCCAGCAATGGATGCTTTTTGAACAACTTGTTCTTTTACTTTTCCTACAACATACGCTTTTAATGTGTCTGTTTTAAATTGTAGCTCCTGAGCTTGACTGTCATCATCAAATGCCTTCACTCTAAATGAATCAGGACGTTTTGATATCTCACCTACAAGTTCGTTTACTGGAGTAGTTACAATAGAATACATCTTTACATAAGCAGGTAAGTCTGCATCTGAAACTAATTGATCTGTAAAACTTCTTACTTCTGGCTCCTGATAAAAATCTTCTCTACGAAGAATTCCTTTCATTAGATCATAGTTCTTTACAAACGTATCCCTATTTCTTATATACATTGCATATGCTTGATTTGCAAAGTAGTCCATTGTGTTCTTAACCCAACTGTCATCTTGTTTCTGCTTCTCAGTTTTAAACTGATCAGGAAATATATTTAAGTACGCATACTTAACTGTTGAATCGTTTGAATATCTTATAATTGCCATTATGAAAAAAGTTTATTTCTTTTTCTACCAAAGAGTCCCCTTGACTCTGTAAATAGAATATTTTTCTTATTTTGTTTACGGAATGATGAAAATCTTTCATCTTCTTTTGCACCCACTTTACCTATCATTGGATCTAGTTTCATTGCTAGTCCTATAGCTAATTCAGCTGCAATAATTCGGTCAAAGTTACCTGACTCGTTATATTGTATCATTTCTTCAAGCAGTACAGGGTCTAATATTTTAGACATACCTTTTACCTCTGATACTGTTTCTCCTTCTTCATTGGTTTCTGTGTGTACCACTTCTTCAGTGTATTTCTTCAAACAACTATGTAAGAAGTCTCGTATCTTTTCTGAAGATCTATGTATACCGTAGTCACGTCTCACGGTAGTATTTGGTACTATTTCTTTTAACCACTGTGGTTGTTTTTCTAAATAATGAGCATCCCCTTTGTTAATCATGTAGTCAATAAAGGATATCTCATCATTTTCACACAATGCTCTTGCATTGTAGTACTTTATTAGGTATCTAGCTTGTTCTTCCCAGGTTTCTTTCTTGTCTGGACGTGCACAATAGCTTGCAACAAACATATCTTGGTACTTTTCTCCAGATATAGCATGCATACGCTTATATATGTATACAGAACCTAATGATGAGCTATATGCTGATTTACCCTGTCTATATGGGTCAATACCTGCAACATACAAGCCATATGGAGGATTTTCTATAGGAAACTCGTATATAACCACCGGTGCATCCTTCATATCAGTCTGCTTTAGTGGAAAGTTAGTTATAGGAAGCTTATCTGTAAAATCATGCTTTACTCCTTCTCCATCATCGTATAATATAACAGGTGTACCTGTTTTTTCTTGTTCTGATATTCTGTACTTCTGACGCTTAGCTGCTTCTATGTCAAATATGTTTGTATCTTCATTCAAGAATATATCATCTACGTCTTGAGGATAATACATCTTTTCTTTTAAGTAAGCAACTCTATCACCAGCCTTCTTTAATCTTTCTAGGATATTGTTTGTGATCTCTGTTGCCTTCTCTTCATTTGATACTAGCATAGGGATCTTAGAAAGGGAAGAAGACTTTTCTTTATTTAAGAAACTACCTAATGTAGATTCTTCTTTTGCCTCCATTCTATATTTATGTGATATGAATAATCCATGGATACGCTTCTCATCTTTTTGGTTATTGTACGTAAGAAAGTTAAAATTATCTACGTCAAACATTAATGACTTTGCATCCATAAACATTTTCATGTCACCACCTGTACCTGTAAGAATGGGACTACATCCCCATCCAAAAGGTGTGGTAAATCCTGGTATTGCAGCTTGTAAGCCACGTAAGAAGTTACCTTTACCTATCTCATCAATAATAAGTCTACGAGGCTTTGTACCTGCAATAGCTTCTTCATTGTTACCTCCATCCAAGTTACGAATAAGGATCTGTGAGAATGGTATTCTTGTACCAGATTTAGTTTTTATACCAAGTGTTACTTGATTTTTCCAGTTATCTTCTACTCTTTGCCATCTCCATTCTTTTGGTAAAAAGTTTAAACCTTTATCAATCTTATCTGTAATCAACTTTATATCAGGTGCATTCAAACCTGCAATAATGTTTTGAGAGTTTTCATCAAAGGTAGCACCATGACCAATATAACTAGCTTCTATCACTGACTTAGCAAAACGTCTAATTCCTAATATCACTAGACCTTTCTTTTCTTTGTGAGCTCTATCTATCTCATTAGTTACCAACCACTCATTGTCACGTAATAATGGATTTGAATACTTTTGATTAATCCTACCGTACTCATCAATTACATCTACCTCTGTGTGCCAGAAGTTTAAGTGCCAATATAAGAATGGATTTATATATGTACCATCTACTGTACATCCATTCATACACACCTCCTTATGAAAATCAAAAAATGCTCTATGCTCTTCTGAGTCTGGATCTGGAATTCGTTTCTGATTTATAAACCACTCAGAGTATTGCAAGTTTTGATAATCCATTAATCTCTAGTTTTTAGAAAATCTTCAGCCATACTACCTAGTGCTGCACCTCCTCTTGTTTCTACTTTTTTAACTTCCTTCTCACGAAGATTATCTACCTGACCTAATAAGGCTAAGTAGTTTTTCATGGTATCTTGTATAAATTTACCTTGTGATTCAATAGAAGCTACAACCATAGGTATAGATCCACCATTTGCAGTTTGCTTATACTCTATCCTGTCTTTTAAAGATGGAAGAGGATTTGCATCTACATAAGCTTTCCATTGGACCAACTGTTGTTCAGCCCAATCTAATTCTGCATTTATGTATGTAGTTTGTTTTACTGGCATTCATTTCTTATTTGCCTATTGACATTCCGTCTTCTATAATTTTGTTTAAATCAAAATTATCATCAAGTAACTCCACTGCATCCAGTTTAGCTTGGTAGTCATTTAGGAGATTATAAAACTTTTTATCTGAGATAGACCATACATCTTCTCCATCTAATGCTGTGGCAATATGTTTGCCTATATTCATTTTAGGGTGAGTCTTTTTAAGCAGGTCTATAATATTAATTATCTTTTGTACGTACATTGGTTTAATCAATTAGGTCATTTATATCTTCGTCTGATATAGGGGGTAAATTTTCTTCGTAATCTTGTTCAGTAACCATATACTCTGGATCAGTGTCATACATTTTGTTTTCTTCTGTTTCTTGATCGATATAGTACTCAGGTTTAACTGTAATCTTAATCATGTCTTGATCTGAGTCAGTTGGTTCACCTTCTATATCTATAAAGTCTGCACCATCATCATATATCTTCCTAAGCATATCTATTAATCCCATAATAGACACTTTTCTTAGTTTTGTAAATCTCTTTGCACTCATAACTCATGTTCTTCAATTACATCTTGTTGTTCATCATTTAACACTGCCAACCATTTGTGTATAGGGCATTCGCAAGATAGGCATTTTGTTTTAGCTGACAAAGTACAACCGCAACTAACACAATGTGCATCCGGTCTAACCACCTTATGATTCTTTGAATGGTTAGGACAAGCTTCACATATGGCCATGCGTTCTGCACTCACCAAGTCTATCTGCTCCACCATATCGGCATCAGGGAGTAGCTTATTCTTCCATCCTTCGTATATCTGACCTACGTTGATTTTTAGATTTTTATACATTAGTCCTGTAGTTTTGGTTTTATAGAATTCAATGTTAAGTTGAGATTGCTAAGTTTACTCTTTATCACATCTAACTTTTTTGTTGGCAATGTACCTTCGGCTAGTTGCTGTTCGTAAACTTTTTTTATTTTTTCTAACTTCTCAACATGCCTTTCGGCCTTGGATTTGTTAAATATGAACTTTCCAAATCCGGAAATTTCTACACTGTTGTTTGTCTTTGTAGCATCTTCAGCAGAATTAAACTGATGTGTAATCACTTGACTGATCACTCTTTCACTCACTACTAGACCCACTGCCATCTTCTTCACTATATGTTCTCTCAGTGTCGTTACTGTCTTGTCTATCTTCTTCATGTTCTAGTTGTATGAACAAATTAATATGCTTATCAAAGTCTAAAACTATTACAGGGTTTACCTTCACCTTACTATCTTCTTTGATGAATATACCCACTTTCTTCAGCTTGCTCACTATATTATTGATCGTAGCTGTTGTTGTGTTATACATCTGACAAAACTCTGTTCTAGCATTAGCATACGTGATTGTACCTTTTATAGCTGTATAAGCTACCAATTGTATCTCTCGCTCTGTAAGCTTTAAGTTGTTAAGTGCAGATATCAATGAATAGTACTTCTGTGCAAGCTTGTACTTATCACTGTGCTGCATTGCTAGTTTTTGAACTACCTTATTATTCTGTGCTTCCATTATTTAGTTATATTGGCTTTTACTATATGCAAATATATAAAAAAAATATTTGACTTATCAAACTTATCTTTGTAGAAAAGCTATATTATGTATAAACATTCATCGATTCACTGGTCCACAGGAGCATCGATAAGAGGGATGCTTAGAATCACTAAGCCCACCCACCCACCAAAGGTATAACATTATATCCCAAAGTTCCAAATTTTTAAATGCCCTTTTTCTAAAACACCCTCCCCCCATCGTGTGTGTGCGATAGGAGACCCCTTCCCATTGAAACCCCACTAAAAAAAAGCGTGGTGGGGGTAGTCCCCCTTTGACAAAACACGTAACACTAAATACATAATACAATGAGTAGTACATTATTAAACTGGAACACCTTTGTTCCAACAGAAAGAGAAGAAATCGGAATGGTTGCAGAACTGTGTGGACCAAATGGAACTTTAAACCTTGTTCCAAGCAACTTTGCTAACCCTGATAAGCGTGTTGTGGTTGTGCTTAAACGTGAGGACGGTACATCAACAGCTATCACTTGTTCATCAAAAGTTAGTGAGGGTATTAGAGCCAAGGACATTACTATTAGCAATCTGTTTGGCTTTACTGTTTACAAGCAAATCAATAGCACGACAGGCGAAGAATACGCTATGATAGGAATGCCTTCAGGCACCTCAACTCTCATCAGCTTTAAGAACGAGGGTGTTGTTGACTATCAACCAGAACTTGTCAACACTGATGACTTAGTAGCATTCTAATAACTAACCAACAAGAGCTTGGAGTGGGAGCAACATCTCACTCTTAGTTCTTATATATAGGGTGGGAAGTAATAGGGTTGGGCCTTATATAAGGAGAATACCAACAAACAAGGGTAAAGTTGTACATGTTTTACGTGTGTGTGAACACAGTAGTGTACTCACTACCCACTATTTGCCACTTTTTACCACCTAACAATATATTACACCTATAATATACATATAGCATTAACATGACAAAAGAAGACCATCTATACAGACAAGGTAGATCAGAACAACAGTATGCATCTGCTATGATACTTACAACTATCTCCTATATAGGTTTGATAGTTTCCTTTATACTAATAGTAATAAATACAATAAGATTATGAACCGCAAGATTAAACTACTACCTACAGCATTTCATAAGTTCAGACAGGTTGCATTTGCAGCTGGTGTGTTCTTTATATGCAGTATACAAAACTCAGAGTACACTGTTGAAGCAGATGACTCTCAATTAGAACAATTAGGATATTAATACACACTATGATTGATACAGTTTGCCTTAAAACTCAATGGACATCAGGCTTAGAGATAACCAACGAGTATCAATCATTTTACAATAAGGGCTGGACTAACAATCGTGGATTCTAGATAACTATAAGTGTAGGTGTGCAGGTTACCCCTGCGTCAATAGGTAGCCTAACATGCCAAGTCACTTACCTCAACGCTGCAAGAGAGCAGGTGGAAGGCCCTTTATTTGTTTAACTATTAAAAAATCGGAAAGATGAAAACATTACTAATACTACTAATGGTCGTTGATGTGTCAGTTACAGCAACGATTTATCATGCAGTGCCAGATCAGACAGACAGCACACCATTCATTACAGCATCTAACAAGGTTATCAATAAGCATAATCCTGGTGCACATAGATGGATTGCAGTGTCTAGAGATCTTGAAGCTTTAGGTTATACATTTGGCACAAGAGTATGTGTTGACAATGCAGGCCCAATGAATGGCTATTGGGTGGTGCAAGACAGAATGAATAAGAGATGGAAACACAGAATAGACTTTCTAGTTGATGAGTCTATGAAAGGTGGCAAGTGGGAAGACGTAAAAATATACATAGAATGAAATTCAAAAAGACAAGACAAACTATCAAATACAATGGGATCTATTTAGATTGTGTGGGGTACTACGAACCAGGTGAAGCAATGACATACGAATATCCAGGTAGCTCAGCTAACTTTGATGTCCATGAAGTGTTTGTTGATTCAACAGATATCATAGATTTACTTGATGATACACAGCTAGAAGAGATAGAAATAGAAGTATTGGATACTATTGATGATAATGATTGGTAGTTTAATCAGTGAGTGGTGGAGGTCAAGCGTGGAAAAGAAGCGTGCAGGGTTACCGAGTCCCAACCTCCACTTACTCTTAATAATAAATAAGAACTTTTAAAATAAATACAATGAATAATCAATACCCAGAAGAAATGACAAGCAACAGCCAGCCACACATAATGTGTCCGGAATGCTTTAAAGGAACTGTAGTGATGAGCTACGCACGTAGAGAGGGAAGATGTGACAGCTGTGGCACAGAGTTTCACCTATTAGCAGGTAACACATTAAGATATAAATAGCATGGGAAAAGAAAGAAACTTAGTGTGGATAGCAATAGAGCTTGTTCTTCACCATGACTACGATGAAAAGATACTACCAGAAACATTGTTTATGAATGTTCACTATCCTGGTAGTGACAAAGAGTTTATAGAGGTCTATCCTTTAGGCTCTGCAGCATATAAAGTTTTTGATAAAGGTATGATATTACCAGAATCATTTGGATACCCTGTTAAGCCATTTCTTATTGATGATGATGGAATGACAGTTGTTTATCCTGATGAGATAGGTTATTTTGATAACCCAAGAACTGATGATGAGTATGAAATGTTTACAAGTAAGCAGATGAACATCATTTTACAAGACTTTGATGGTATATGTGAACTACTTGTTTATGAAGAGGAACTAGAAGATAACTTTATACAACCTATATACATAGGTGATGATAGTTTGGTTGTAATAAGAGGACTAACGCCCAATGATGATGATGATGAGGCGGACTAAAAACAATATTATGAGTAAGAAAGAAGAGTTTTATGACTATGTTTGTAACTCGTGTGATGCAAATTATACGAGCAATGAACATGAGACTGAATGTTTCTATTGTGGTGAAAACACAATAATGATTCAGGTTAAAAGGCCAAATATAATTAGAGTTAGAAAGAAAACAGCACGTCAGGAGCTTGATGAAGCTCTTGATGCTATGTCTAGCCCTGATTTTGATTGGGATTACGCAATAAATAAATCAAGATAAATATGGGACTAGAAGAAAGAGCAAAAAGAAGACAAGCATTTCAGAGATGGATGCTTATGATCAATAATAAATATATTAAAGACGAGAAACAGATGCTAGCAGCATACAAAAAAATCAAATAATTATGGGAGTAGATATATACGGTAGAAAAACAGACTGGAAAGGTGAAAGACCAGAGATAGACTGGAATGAAGACCACACAGAAGAAGCTAAAGACGAATTCTTTAAACTATTACATGAGTTTGAAGAGAACAATCCTGGATACTATTTCAGGAGTAACTGGTGGGGCTGGAGACCAATAGTAATGCTAAGTGAGATAGCAGCAGCAAACGAAGGACTAGAGATAGACTTTAAGTATTGGGGCTCTAATGATGGTAGTGGACTAGAGACACAAGAACAATGTAACAAACTTGCTGATGCAATTGAGAAACTTATAGCAACAGATGGTGGATTTGTAGAAGACTTTGACACATTGTATGTTAACATGGGATCATGGACTAATTCACAAGGAGGTTTTGTAGACGAAGCTATAAAAGAAGAGTTAAACAAGACACTACCTGAAGGTAGAGTTGCGTTTACAGGAATTGTGCATGATGAAGGTGTATTCTATCCATCACATAGTGCAGATAAAAGACACATAGATAATTTTATCGAGTTTTTACGTGATTGTAATGGCTTTACTATTTGGTAATATAACTAAATTTGTTATTTTTGTAAAACAATTCACACACACATAATGAAATTCATAACCTTTCTAATTAGATGGATAAGTCAACAGCTGGCTATACCATTCTGGATAGTTGGACACATACATTTGTCTATTCATAACTGGCATGACCTATACGAAATACTAAGTAGTGTAGGTCTGCATATAATTGTAGGCATTGGGTTCTATTTAGACTATAAAGACTATAAAGACCAACCGGATGTGTAGACCTATTATCAAATGTAGTAGATGTGATGAAACATTCTGTACAGGTTTAGATTACAGATGGCATTACGATAAGCACTTAGATGAGTGGTGGAAAGCAGAAGATAAACATAAATATATAAAACAAACAACACAATGATTGAAGACATAATTATTTATGATATAGAAACCATGCAGGAGTGTTTTATAGTTGTATGTATGCAACCAGGTAAGACACCTAAGAGCTTTACTGTCAGCAATTGGCAGAACCAACTAGATGCATTTGTTAAATATACAGATGAACACAAGGATGCACATTGGGTGGGTTACAACAACCTACGCTTTGATGCTCAGGTAGTTGAATGGATACTTAGAAACTATGAGCACTGGCATGATTGTACAGGACTAGAGATATGTGCTAAGATTGCACAGAAGGCTCAGGATGTTATACATGATGCTAACTATGATGTGTTTCCGGAGTATAGAGAATGGGAACTATCGCTTAAGCAGCTGGATCTGTTTAAGATACATCACTATGATAACAAGAACAGGCGTGTTAGTCTGAAGAGGTTAGAGTTTGAGATGGACTTAGAGAACATCGAAGAGATGCCTATACATCATACTAAGACAAACATGACTAAGGATGAAGTATTTCAGACACTGCAGTATTGTTTTAATGATGTAGATGCAACCTATGAATTCTATAAGGTAACAATAGGTGAGACGGACCACCCATTATACAAGGGTAACAACCAGATACAACTAAGGCTTGATATACAAGATGAGTTTGGTATAGATTGTTTAAACTACTCAGACAGTAAGATTGGTGATGAGATCATTAAGAAGTATTACTGTCATGAGAAGAACATTGATATCAAAGAGTTACCAAGAAAAGGCTTCTTTAGGAAGAGCATTGCATTGAAGAACTGCGTTGCACACTATGTTAAGTTTGAAACAGAACAGCTGAAGACATTCCTTAAGAACATTAAATCAATAACACTTGGACTTCAGGATGACTTTAAAGAGCACATAAACTTCTACGACAATGTATATTCGTTTATGCGTGGTGGTTTGCATACAGAAAACAAACCAGCAATATTTGAGGCTGATGAAGATTACGAAATCATTGACTGGGATGTAGCTAGTTACTATCCTGCTATTATTATTAACAACGGTAAGTATCCTGCACACTTGGGTAAGCAATTCTTATTCGGATATAAAGAAATGTACGAGAAGAGACTAGCTTTAAAACAAAGTGGGGCCAAGGATGCTAAGACAATGGGTATTATAGGTGCACTTAAGCTTGCAGTTAACTCTGTATACGGTAAGTCATCTGACATGCTTTCATGGATCTACGATAGGCAGTTAACTATGTTCACTACAATTACTGGTGAGCTTAGCTTGATGATGCTTATAGAACAGTACGAACTGAATGGCATACATGTGATATCTGCTAACACGGATGGTGTAACTGTAAAGGTTAAGAAAGATCTTATACCTAAGATGTACGAAGTTAATAAAGAGTGGGAAGAAACTACTCAATACATACTAGAGAGAACTGATTACAGTAAAATTATATTCTCTACGGTTAATGACTATATAGCTATCACACCAGATGGTTATATCAAGAAGAAAGGGGACTTCCTAACAGACTTTGAACTTCATAAGAACAAATCTGCTAGGATTGTACCTCTTGCTCTTGAACAGTATTATGTAAACGGTACTAATGTAAGAGATACTATTAAACAGCACAAGAATCTATTTGACTTCTGTATAAGAAAGAAAGCCTCAAAGGACTTCTTCTTTGAAGGGATACATAGAACTACAGGTGACAACACTAAGTATAACAAACTAATTAGGTATTATGTATCACAGTCAGGTGAGAAGATATACAAGGTTAGAAAAGAGGAGTCTACTAGTAAAGCTGTTAAGAGATCTCAAGCAGAAGCTGGTGATTGGTTATGTACTGTTTGTAATTATCTTCCTGATAACTCAGTTTTAGATAACGTCAACTATACATATTATATACATAAGGCTGAGAAGCTAATAAGTAAGATTAAAAGTGGTGGTAAGAGAATAAAAGTAAAAGTAGCACCTAACCAATTAGATTTATTCGCATGAAAAAGAAAGTAAATAGAAGTAATGTCATGAGACATTTGATTGAGTATCAATTAGATATGGTCGGTAAACGATTAGTTGATACTCTTGATGATGACAAGTGGTATTTTAACTGGACAATGACTAGTGTCCAACGCATAGAGTTTAATAAATACGCAATTCAAACTATGAAGAAAGTCTTTAAGTTTAATACAAACAAAGCTAAGGACTCTCTTGTATGGTTTCATCAACAATTCGGATTAAGAATCAAAGATTAATATTAATAATTAAAATCAAGTAAAAATGGAAATTTCAACAATTCAAGTAGTAATCGCAATCGTAGCAATAGTTGCTATATTTGTAGGAGTAAGAGGAGTAAACAAGACTCCAAAGAAGATTGTAGCACCTAAAGCTACAAAACCTCGAAGAGGTAGACCAAAAGGTAGTAAGAATAAGACTGCTAAAGTGGTAGTTAGTAAACCAAAGCGTGGAAGAGGCAGACCTAAAGGTTCTAAAAACAAGCCAAAGAATGTCAAAGTTAATTAACGAAGACTGGGAACATGCAGCATATGCTAATGATGAAGTGTATGCTGCAGAACGCCAGTATCTGATGGAACTAGAACATCAGCAGTGGGAACACGAGCAAGCTAAGAAGAAACAGAAGCCTGCAATTATTAAACTATCAAAACCAATTAAAGATGAAGCTACATATAACCCCAGAAAAGTTCGAGGAGCTCATCAAGAAAAGCTATAGTTTAGACATTATCTATTTACTTAAATTGATTGAGGCAGAGTATGACGTAGAACCTCTCTATGAGAATAGTATACGTATCTCTGCCATCTATCAATCACTTAGACGAAAAGGACTAATAGCTGAAGATGAGAACAAACTAACTACAGTGGGACAAGACTTGCTTAAGTACTTACATCCAGAAGAAACTAAAAGAAAGTTCGTAAAGAGAAAACCTCAGGCCACAGCATTTGAAGAGTGGTGGAAAACATATCCTGGTACTGATACATTTAGTTATGAAGGTAAGAAGTTCAGGGGAACAAGGGCTCTGCGTAAAGACAAGCAGGCCTGTAAGATTAAGTTCGATGCAATATTATTAGAGGGAGACTATACATCTGATCAACTAGTACAAGCTCTAAGATACGAACTTGAGCAAAAAGTATTGATGTCAATGAAAACTAAACAAAACAGACTTACATTTATGCAGAACAGTCTAACTTATCTGAATCAGAGAACCTATGAGGCTTTTATAGAACTTATAGATGAACAAGGTTCAGACCAAGGAGGCAGTGTACCAAGTGGGTCTACAGATATATAAATTAAATAACATGGGTAAAAAGAAGAGTTTGTGGAGAAAAAATAGATACGGAAAGTGGTATAAACTTAAGGAACCTGAAGGTAAAACAGTTAAGTTTATACCTTGTGACGAAGATAAACAAGTATATAGCTGGAGTAGAACTAACAAGAAGGCTACAGAGAACTTCAACAGTGGACCAACAGGTGCAATTTGGAGGAAAGAAAGAGGGCCTGTACATGAGTATTTAAACAGAGATAAAGAGGAACAAGCAGAACAAAAGGGACCAGACTTAAAGGATGACTACCCTTTCTAAAAATAAATAAATGGAAGCAATTAAAACAGCTACTAAGTGGAAAATTAGAGCTAAAAAAGATCGGAAAAACAGAACATTAATTAACTTAAAAAACAAGCTAATACTTTGGTGGTTAAACATGATAGATCAACTTGAATAAAA